TCTCTCTGAATTTCTCGATGTGCGAAATTGGACCTTTCACAATCCACAGTCATTAATGGTAGCTGCTAAAGAAGTGGCCCATAAAGACATCCCTGATGAGTTGAAGGAAATTGCTCGAGTAACGCCACAGTTAAATCCGGTACTTATACGAAAAATATGTCGGTACGAATTAGTCATGCTTGCCTCACTTACAATCCATGCACAAAAACGCATAGAACAGTTTGAAAAAGTTCTTAGAAGTATGAAAGCCGACTACCAAGAAATATACGATTCCATTGAGAATAAGCCCTTCCTAATGACCACTCAGGGATTTTCAGACAGAGTACAATATGTTGAATTGAATGCTACTTCTGGTTTGTCGGATTATCACAGCGACATTGCCCAGATATCAATGGCAATTCAAAAATCAAAATATGATGGCTCAGATGAAAAGTTTAATGATTGGGTTGTAAGGCTGGATGCTGAAAACTCTTGCTGTGATAGTACACTTGCGGAGGAGCCACAAAATGAAGTAAATCACAAATAAGGAATACGAAGAGTGGCAGAAGTGCAAAGCGGAGAAAGCAAAAGGTCATGTGCTGTTGCCGGATACCGTTCGGTTCATCTGCGAGGCCAACGGATATAACGCAGAGAAGATCGGGCAGCACTTCCTTGAAATCCTGCCGAAGAGCTGCCCACCTGAACAGAGATAACAAGAAACGCCTCCGAGCCGGTATGGTTCAGAGGCGTTGCTGTGTCTATGGGATTATGCTTTGATCTCGGTGCCGTCCTTGAAGGTCACCCGGATGTCTTTTTTGCTGTGAACGGTGATGTAATCGACCATCGCCAACCAGTCGGAATCCCGGAACTCCGTCAGCGGCTTCCGGCTCCACAACTCCTGCAGGTAGGTTTCGATCTGGTGCCTTCGGGCTGTGCGCTCGGCAATCAACTCGGTGACCTCGGTATGTCTGGCTTTGGCCTTATCGAACCGAGCCACCAGACCGTCGTAGCGTTTCTGGTAGTCAGCTTGATCAAGAGCAACGTGAGCGTTTTCTTTGATACACTCCTCGATGAGCTCGGCAGCGATGTTGATCTCAGCTTCCAGCTCAGTCAGCTCTCCCTCAAAGGCCGTAGTGTCGAGACTCTTTGAAAGGACTTGCTCATATATGGCTATAAACTGTTCCTTCTGGTCGATCACCTGATTGGCGGCCCGGAGAAACAGTTCTTTTATTTCCTCTTCGGTGAGCGTCGGTGTGGTGCATTTCAGTCCGTCGAACTTATGATTGCATTGCCAGATCACTTTCCGGTAGGCATCATTGCTGTGCCAGACTTTAGGACCGTACCAGCTGCCACAGTCGCCGCACTTGATCTTGCTGGAGAAAATGCTGACCGAACTCTTACGATTCCGGCCCTTTTGGCGGGTGGCCATCAGAGTCTGCACTATCTCAAAGGTTTCTGGATCGATGATGGCCTCATGGTTATCTTTGACATAATACTGCGGAATTTCGCCTTCGTTGGCCTTTTTCTTCTTGGTCAGGAAATCGACTGTGAAGGACTTCTGTAATAGCGCATCACCCTTGTATTTTTCGTTCGTGAGAATGCTCTTGATGTTGCTGGGATTCCAATGGTCCTTGCCGCCGGGCGAAGGAATGCCTTCTTCGGTCAAAATCCGAGCAATCTGAAATGGCGATTGCCCTTGAAGGAACATCCCATAGATACGCTTGACCAGTTTGGCCTGTTCCGGGTTGACCACGAGGTTGTGGTCTGGACCCATGTCATAGCCCAGAAACCGCTTGAATGGCACCGTGACTTTGCCGTCTGAAAACCGCTTCCGCTGGCCCCATGTGCAGTTCTCGGAAATGGATCTGGATTCCTCCTGTGCCAGCGAGGACATGATCGTCAAAAGAAGCTCACCCTTGCCATCAAAGGTCCAGATGTTTTCCTTCTCAAAATAGCACTCCACATTGTGCTCTTTCAGGGAGCGGATGGTGGTAAGGCTGTCAACCGTGTTTCTGGCAAAACGGCTGACCGACTTAGTGATGATCAGGTCGATCTTTCCAGAAAGGGCGTCGGCTACCATGCTCTTGAATCCCTCACGCTTTTTAGTGTTCGTCCCGGTGATTCCCTCGTCAGTATAGACGCTGACGAACTCCCAATCGTCCCGCCCTTGGATATAGTTTGTGTAGTAATCGACCTGCGCTTCGTAGCTGGTCAGCTGTTCTTCATTGTCGGTGCTGACACGAGCGTAGGCTGCCACACGTCGCTTCTTTTTACTGTTGATCGGTGCCGACGTGAAGCGTGACAGCGTCGCCGGTATTGTGGTTACGGTTTTGGCCATTTCTTTTCGCTCCTTATTTTCTTTATTCTTTCGCTCATTGCCTTCCTGCGTTTGTCTGTCCAAGCAGCCTTCATTGATTCTCTTGCTTTTTCCCGTCGCTCCTCGGTCCAAGGAGTGCCGTGACGTTTATCCAAGAAGTCTCTGGATTCGGTGTGACCGTCCCGGAAATGGAATGTAACCGTGTGGTCGAGGATTGCGGCGCTTTCAATCTGTGCATCCATCGCAGCCTCGTCAAATTCGTCAAGACCGAGGACGTCAATCACCAGCCGCTTCATGGTCTCGTCCCGGATGCCGGGGTTGTGGCACTGATCCTTTGGGCCGATGCAGTACCAAGACCGTGTCGGGGTGCCGTCCTTACGCTTTCCAGATTGGCAGCGGTAATTGGCACCACAGCAGCCGCACTTTATGAAGCCGGTGAACTCATAGAAAAGGTGCTTGTTGGGATTGGTGTCCTTACGCTTGTGCCGTTCTCCCCAGAGCTTTCTGCGCTCGTCTGTCCACCAGTCGGTCTTGGCGGTTGACTGCCATTTGGTCGTGACTTCGTGGCCGTCGTAAAAGCGGAAGGTCAAGGTGTCGTCTCCAATGACGATGATCTCCTCAATCTGCTTGCTGAAAGCATCCTCATCAAATTCGTCAAGGCCCAGCACCTTGGCAGCGGTGTTCTGGAGCATCTTCTCCGGTATGTTCTTTGACGGGCAAGCTGATGCACCTTTCTGGCTTTTTGTCTGGCAAGTCCAGATGTAGTAAACCTCACCGGCGGTGTTTCGCTTTCCGCTGTGGCGGTAGTGCTTGCCGCAGCAGCCGCAAGTGATCTTGGTGGAGAAGGCCGAGAGATTCAGCGACTTATTTCCGAAGGGGCCAAGGTCCCGTCTGCGCTTGAACTCGGCTTGTACCGCTTGCCACTCATCCATCGGGATGATGGCTTCGTGAGTATCCTCGACGAAGTACTGTGGAAGCTCGCCGTAATTCTTTCTGCGGTGTTTGGTGATGGGGTCTTCGCAGTATTCCTTCTGGAAAAGCATGTTCCCTGTGTAGGTGATGTTTGTTAGGATGACCTTCACATTGGAGTCCACCCACGGCTTTCCTTGCCGGGTATAAATGCCTCGTTGCATCAGGGCTCTGCCGATTTCTATGCGTGATGCGCCTTTCATATACTCAGCATACATCCAGTGGACGATCTCGGCTTCCTCCGGAATGATGACCAGCTTGTCATCCTGCCACTCATATCCGAATATCGAGAACTTGCCGTTGGGAATGCCTTGCTTGAATCGCTTTATCATGCCCCATTTGACGTTTTCCGAAATGCTGCGGCTCTCTTCCTGCGCAAAAGAAGCGAGGATGGAAAGCATCAGCTCTCCGTCACCACTCAAGGAATTGATATTTTCCTTTTCGAAGCGAACCTCAATTCCGAGATCCTTTAGGTGCCGGACTGTGTTCAAAAGATCCACAGTGTTCCTCGCAAATCGCTGAATCGACTTGGTGAGGATAATGTCGATGTTTCCGGCTTCACACTCTGCCAGCATGCGATTAAACTCCTCACGTTTTTTGGTGTCGGTGCCAGAGATCCCGTAATCCGCAAAAACTCCAGCATACTCCCATTCGGAGTTCTTCTGAATCAGTGCGCTGTAATAGCTTACCTGTGCAGAAAGCGAATGCTGCATCCGCTCGGATTCTATCGACACTCTTGCGTAGGCAGCGACTCTCTTTCTTTTTTTCAGAACCGGCAGTTTTCGCTCGATTTTCTCTACTGTTTTCAATGAAATCCCTCCTTTGGGTAGTGTCTATATATCACTCTAAAAGGCAGGAATATCAAGCGTTTTCGGATAATAATGTGCCCAAATATGGCCGGTATTTTTCGAGCAGAATTGTATCAATCTCAGCATATTCCTCCTCGGTGATCAGGCCCTTTTCGAGCATGGATTTTGCCATTGAAATCGCTGCATGATAGAGCATGTCATTGTGGAGTTCCTCCTTGCTCATCAGACATCACCGCCTTTGTACCGAGCCGCAATATAGCAGGAGTGGGAGCAGTATTTGCGCTTGGCGTTACCATAGGCTGTGAACTCCTTCCCACACTTTGGGCAAGTAAAGCTATAGATGGCCTTCTGCTTTACGGCTTCTGGATGAGCATTCCACCATGCTGTCCTACACTCTTGACAGCAGAACTTCTTCTGTTTTCGTCCAGAGAGTTGGATTAGCACCTTTCCGCAGTTCAGACAAAGCTGCGTTGGAACCTCCGCAAGACTGTGGCTCTTGGCTTTTTCGCCAGCGAGGCCGTGGGAGCGGCAGTAGGCTTTGACGCTATCCTTTGACAGGCCGACGCTGTTGGCAATCGCTGTATATCCGAAGTTCTGATGTCTCAGGGTTATTATCTTTTCTCTTTGCTCATTGGTCATGAGATCATCCTCCAATCTGAGAGGGACCCTCTCACTACCCACTGGAGGAAAATGACTGTCTTGAACGAAAAATCAAAAAAATTAGCCCACCGAACCTTAACAGTTCGATGGGCTTCATGATTAGTTTGGAATTTTCAGCTTTTGACCACTGTAAATCACATCGGAGGTCAGGCCGTTGAGAGTTTTGATTTCCTTGTATCGTGTACCGTTTCCAAGGTATTTGACGGCGATGCCCCAGAGGGTGTCTCCTTTGACCACAGTGTGAACGCGATAAGTAGTGGAACCACTACCGCTCACCGGGGTCAGATCAGACACACGAATCGGAGACATAATAGCATTCGTACCGCTCTCATTCTTGTTGATGACGGCACGATCACCGGAGACCTCCTGCACATACCAGTTTTGATTTTTCACCCAGCCTGGAATGGTCTGACCGCCATAATACTTGGTACCCGTGATCTTAACAAGGTCACCCGCTTTGATGGCCGTACTCGTATCAGGTTTAGTGGACGGCTCAGAAGTACCGCCGCTAAGCAGGGCTTTCACATCTGCGCGGAAGGTATCCATGCTCTTTCCGTGTTTGGGGAACCAGTGCATCACATCTCCGTGATTGGATGCGATGCCTTTTTTGTAGCCCTCGCAGTGGCAGATGATGTTCTGTTCGGTCAGACCGTACTGCTTGCAAAGGTACGCACAAAGCTCCACCGCTTCCGTGTAGACCTTGTTGAAGTAGGTCTTATCAGAAAGCCCGTCCTCACAGATTTCAAAGCCAATGTGCGTATCGTTGGCAGAACCGCCTGCATGCCATCCACGGTGATCCCAGGGCAGCGTCTGATAGGTTGCCACACTTCCGTCAGCCAGCTTTCCAATAAAGCCGTGGACGCAGACCTCTCTTCCGCCGGGATGATAGGTGTTCCAGTGGTTGTTGTACTGGTTTTTACCCAGCTTTCCGTCATCCGGGCCGACATAGCGTTTCAGCCACGGATTGTTGGCACCGGTGGAATGCACCATAATGCCCTTGACAGTAATCTTTCTGCCAGCTTTGTAGCAGGCGTTTTCCGTGAAAATGAGTTTGTTGAGATTCATTCAGTTTACCTCCTTATTGTGAAGCTGCTGTAATACATCTTTGAGTTTGTCGGGCACCGGAAGCCCTAAATGTGCGGAGTTCTCCAGGAGAGAAACACCCTCGTTGGAGAGATAGAAGAAGATCACCGCAGTACGCAGAACCCCTGCGTCACCCAGCACATACACATCGATGATGTTACCGATTCCCACTAAAATGAAGATCAGCACTTTGCGGCAGATCCCCTTAAAGCCGACTTCACTGGATAGGCTCTTGTCGGCAATGGCACACATCACGCCGGTGATGTAGTCGATGACCACAAAGGCAATCAGGGCATAAAGAAAACCGTCCGCACCACCGAGGAACCATCCAAGGAATCCTCCCAGTGCAGAGAAAGCAATCTGAATGCCAGTCCAGATAGATTTCATTGATTTGTCCTCCTTTTTTTGAAAGAAAATAGCTACGAAAAAAGCACCCCGTTTTGGAGTGCGATTTCCTTATTTCAACCATTCCGGTTTGACCGGAATCGTCTGTGTTTTGGTTACATCCAGCCACGCTTGGTACCAGAGCTGCAGTTCTTCGCGCTGCAGGTCGGTCAACCTTTTATACCAAAGTTCCCCCCGATTGATGATCGGAAAACAGTCCTTTTCCCGCTGCTTTCGGTAGCCGTTTAGTGTCTCTGCTTCATACATCGAATCGAGATGCTCTTTATCCAAAACGAGAGTACCGTCACGGATGCGAAAGGCAGCAAAGTGCGTTTCAAACACAGTGATATCTTCGGGGGGATCGCATTCTACCGCTCCCAGCAGTTCTCCTTCCAGAGCATAGCTTTCGACATATCCCGCTTCATTCAGTAATACTTTCATAGAACCTCCCGTTTAGTTGACTCCAAACACACGGTTGATTTGACCGTTGCCGCCTTGTATCGCCAATGTTACCGTGGATCCGGAGTAGTAAAGATTGAAGGATTTATAGTTCGTTTCGTCTGCAATCTGGAACGAAACAGCGGATGTGGTCAGCATGATTTTCGGGACAACCAGGGAAACACGGGATGCCGTACTGCTCGGCCTTCCGATGATAATGTAAAAATTGTAGTTCCCATAGTTGAAGGTAATGCTGCCGCTGGTCAGGGTTCCGTTGTAAAGTGAGGTAGCGGCGATTCCCAGATTTGTCCTGGCAGACGCCGCACTGCTTGCTCCGGTACCACCATCAGCTACAGCAACAGTATTACCCGAATGATAAACCGTGTACCGGGTACCGGGATGAGTCGCAGTCGCCTGGTTTGGCGCAAAATATAAGACACCACCGTAAGCATATAACCTGTCCCAAGTAGTAGCACTCCTGTAAAAATTGATTCCTTCTCCGGCAGTGTCAGCGGCATCTTGAAAATACAGGCCGTTTATGCCAATCATATCGGAGTTGTTCATGTCGATACCATAGCTGTCGCTGGTATAATATCGATTGCTGCCTACATTGACCGCTCCGGGCGAGATGACCTGTCCGCTGATGAGATTGCTCGCCGCCCCAGAAGCAGTTGTCGCACCGGTACCGCCTTTACTGATGGGCAGAGAGCCGGACAAATTTCCTACGGGAATGGTACCGCTGAATGAATTTGCAGACAAGGTTCCCTCGACTTTAACATCACCTACCACATGGAGTGCTGCTTCCGGGCTTGGGGTATTGATTCCCACCATTTTTTTGCGCAGCGCGACAAGAGGTGTTCCCTGGGATACCACAAAGTACAAATCCAGAGAAGTAAGTGAATCCAGCTTGTCGCGGATCTGCAAGTGAAAATCATAGGACGACTCGGAATTGAGGTTGCACAGTTCCAAGTTGGAAAAGGAAAAGCTGGTGCTGTTTGCAGTAACGGAGCCGAGAATGCTGGTGTAGGTGTTGTAGGAAGTCGCACTGGTCAGCTTATATCGGTATCGTACATACAACAGGCTGTTTTTCTGCGTGCCGCCCACCGTGATGGGAGAAATGCTGCCGTCAAAGACAAGCTGCATCTCTGTTTCGATGTCATTGGTTCGCCGCAGTGATGCAGAATTGACCTTCGGCTTTGAATAAGCCACCACGGTTACGCTCTTTGTGACGGAAGCCGTGTATCCTCTGGAATCCGTCACCGTCAGCGTAATGTCCCTTGTGCCGGATGTCCCGATCTCCCCAAGAGCCAGGGCTGCACCGGTTGTGTTGGATTTTGTCACTCCGCTGCACACAGCCGAGTAGGAAACAATGGAAGCACCGTTCTTTGCCGTAGCTGTACCTGGGGTTACCGTGAGTTTGGAATACCCCTGGATCAGCACTTGGTCATTACCGGTAATAGCCGTTGTGGTTGCATAGGTGTCTGCAAAGGTAAAACCGGAAATCGTAGGACCTGAAGCCGATTGTGTGGTGCTGATTGTACAAGTGCAGGTGGATGCATTGCCAATCTGCGTCGTGCCGCTTTTGGTAACCAGCTGAATGGTGGCGGTAAAGGATTTCAGGTTTGCCATGGCGTTAAGCAGCGTGGTTCGTTCTGAAGCAGAGAGCGTGATACTCCTATCGGAAGTGCCGGTCGCCCAGGTTCTCCCCGCCAGGGAAAGATAGGTGGTGCTCCCGTTTTTGATGGTGATGTAGTTGGTGTAGGAAGCGTTGTACACCGTCACCCGCATGGAAAGGGTAAGGCTTGAGGCATCGGCAGCAAAATTAGAACAGCTTGCAATCACCGCACCGCCCAGAGTTTTAGCGGTTATTGTGCCGGAAGTTCCGTATACCTGGTTGGATTTCTTTCTTGCCCGAACCCGAACAGAATAGGATGTGTTTGGTGACAGGGATGAAAGGGTAATGCTTGCCGAAGTTCCCGCAGTAGTGGAAAACTGTGTCCATGTGCTGCCCCCGTTCAGACTGTACTGCCAGATGTCCGAGGTTGCAGAGGAAGAGCCGGATATCTTAAATCCATTGGCAGTAATGCCGGTTACAGAACACGAAACTGTGGGTGCGCTCCGATCGATAGAATTGAGCGTCACCGAGGTGGATGCAGTAATCGTTCCGATGGACACCCCGGAATAGGTACCGGAAAACCGCCAGGAAGCGGAAAGTGATACACCGGATTTTGTTCCGTCAGCGTTATGATTGACTCGTACCGTTTTGGTTTTCAGAAGTTTTTTCTTCCACCCGCTGCTGTAATCACTAATAGCGGGAGCGGTATAGGTTTCACTTGTTCCGTTGATTGAGATTGTTGAATCGCTTCTGGCACCGACGCTCAAGGAGTAATATGATAAATACACTTTGAGCGTGATGTCGGTATAGTTACCCGTTACACTTTGTGTGCCGCTCCACTCACAGTACAGCCCAAAGCTGGACACGGGATAATTTTGAAAAGTACCGCTAAGAGCCATAGTTCGCCTCCTTTAATCCAAAATGACAATATTGAGTCCCTGTGAAGCGGTCGCCATCGGTACGAATTTTGTCTTTCCCACCGTCAGTTCACCGTCTACGGTCGTTTTCTTTGTGATGGTTTCATCCTTGTTAAGGGAGAATATCTTCTCATCGTTGTAGTAACCGGAAAACTCTGTGTTGTTGATCACCGTCCGTTGAGCGGAACTGGAATTGGATACTTCAATGCCGTGCCGGTCGATCTTAACCTCTGCGGTGTAGATTTCGTTGGGTGCGGGTGTCCACTTGTGCAGTGTAGTACCTTCGGTCAGCATGATATCCGAAATAAACAGGCTGGCGTCACGGGAATAGATTTTGATGGTGATCACACTGTCCTGCACGCCCGGCAGCACAGATGAGAACTCTGTCCACTCAAAGGTGTCCGAATTGTTGAACAGGTCAATTTCCGTATCGCCGTTGATAATAGCCCGGACATAGGCGTTGTAGGTAGAGGTTTTCTTGGCCTTTACCGTGAGCCGATAGGACTGCCCCGGCACAATGCTGTCTACCACCTGGGTCAATGTGCTGTATGCGCTAAGCTGAAAACAGGAGTTGGATACCGTGCTGTTTTTTGTTTCGGCACCTTGCTGAGCGTTGATGGTCCCCGCATAGGTCCAATCATCCGATAATCCATTCAGCCCTGCTGAGTTTCGCACGAAGTTAATGCCGCCGGAATACTGTTCCTGCATTGTCAGGGACAAACCGTCCACGGTCTGCTGCAACTCCGACACTTGGCTTTCTGCTTCCAGAACTTTTTCCTCAAGGACACCCTGGCTGTTGGAAACGGTTTCTACCGTCTCGGTCAGAGAAGATACATAACTGTTCAGCCCGTCTGCGGTCGATTGAAAGTCTGCAATATTGGTTGTATTGGTGGAAACAGTGGTGCGGAGGGAGTCCAGATCATTTTCCAGAACCCACTCCGCACCATTCCAGGTCTTGGTAGCCGGTGGTGACTGAGAGGTGTCCACCCATAGCTGACCCAAATACGGCTCTGCGGGCGGCGTATCAGAAGTCACGACATCGCAGATATTTACGATGGTAAATTGAGCAATCGCCCGCATGGCTACACCTCCTTAAATCTCTACAACAACCATGAAGGTCGCTTTTGTATCAACATCATCTGTCCCGACAGACAGAGTTTTTCCGGTTTTAGAACCGTTTGTACCCCAGCTTATATCCACCGCTCCGTCCTTGTCATATTTGGTCCAGGTATAGGTACCTGCGCCAGCAGAATCAATTTCAACTCCTGCCTGATAACAGACTGCGGTGAGTGTGGTAGAACCCTGCCCGTTTTTGAACACATCTCCGCCGGTTGACGAAATGACAACCTGAATCGGATCGGAGTTATCAATGAAGGTGGCAACATCGAAGAACATGGAGTTGTAGGTGCCGGAGGAAGTATCCGTATCCTTCGCCATGCACTTGAGTACCGCATAGCTTTCCACAGCGGCAGAATAGATAGTGATGGTAGCCGTTTCGGTTCCTGTGTATCTGCCGGGAGTATCCTCAAGTTTTCTCCACCCTGTTCCGAAATCAGGATCATAACCGGAGGACGATGTGTCAGTTACTGAGGGGTCCATCATCGCCCATTTGTAAGCGACATTGGTGGTGTCCACATTGCTGCCTCTCCAAAGCTGTCCGGCTGCGGTAAGCGTCGCAACTTCGCTGTTCTTGAAAACATTCCCGTTTGGTGTGGTAACGAGCAGATCAACAATACCGCCGCCGTTTACAACGCGGGAAAAAGAAATGGTAAGCGGGTGTGAAAGGGAAAGTCCGGTGCCGGGATCCTGATAGGTAATGACACAGCGGTAATCGATACCGGGCAGGCTCGCCATGACATTGCCTTTTACAGTGAGAATGTGGTTTTTGGTTCCGCTCAGTGCGTAGTCCCCAGAAGCGGTAATCGGTGTATCGGAACTGCCGATATACCATTTCACCGATGTGACCTCAGACGATGTAATCTTATCTTCGGTCGTACCAATCACATACAGGCTCGGCGTCAAGACGAGATTGGTATCCGTCCAGTCCGGCGTATAGGTATCATTGTCCGGGTTGAACATCTGTGTTTTTGCCAGATTAGACCCGATGTACCCGGTAAGGGTCAGGGCGTCATTGTAGTCTACAATGGTAAACTGGCCTTGTGCTTTGCTCATGAAAAAGTTCCTCCTTCAAAAATCAAAGTAAGCTGGCACGGGTGACGGTATCGATAAGGTCACAAAAGAATGTGGCTCTCACCTGGACATCATCCGCTGTGATATCTATGGATTTTCTGCCGCCGTAGTGAGCGGCATTCCACGCTTTGTCATCTTCGGGATTATCGGATACACGGGTCCATATAAACTGGTTCTCATCCAGCGTGTCGGTTACATCGTCATCCCAGGAATAGACTGTAGCGGTCAGCGTGGTACGAACGCTGCCATTTTTGAAAATACTTCCGTTGCTGGACGAGATGATCAGCCGGTACATCTTCTTCTGTTCGATTTCTGTTACACGGTCGCTGACTTCTGTTACCGAACTGGTCGTGGCATATGCCCGCAGGTGCACCTCACCGGTCTCCAGATCCCACCAGGAGGAGCCGTCCTGGGATTGAATGACCCCTGCCTTAATGATGTTGGCAATCAGAGAGCCGGAGGTAATGAAGTCGGCAACGATCTGTCCATCGGCAGTAATGGCAGTTTCGTACGGACCGTTGTAACCGTTTCTGGAAAACCCTAACCCATTTACATTCCATCGCCAAACATTAACGGCATCTGCAATAGCGGGAGCGTCCAAAATAAGGAGTTCATAGGGCCGCCCGGTTTCGTCCCCGTGTAACACCACATAGCCTCCGGTCTGTCCGGTAATCAGCGAGGTGGCGTTGCTGATGGCGGTCTGCAGGAGTTTAGGAAAACGGTCAACCGCTGACTCTACTTTTCCCACAGAGGACTGCACCTCGGAGAGCGTGGTAATCATACTGGATTTTTCGTTTCCCAGGGTGATGCTCACATACCGCTCTGCAAGGGAGTCATACACGGTTTCAATCACGGTTGCGGAGACGTTTACCCCAAGGGCGGTGTGCCGAATGGTGACAGAGTCGCAAAGACGCACACGCTCCAGGAGTGCAGAATACTCCGGCTGTTTCCATAGGGGTTCAAACGCCACCTTGACGGTGGGAATGGTTGCTCCCAGAGGATTTGCTTTGATATATTCGTTTGCAGCCGCCCGCAAAGCATCCTCGGTGATTTCGATGCCGCTCTCAAACCTGTCTGTCAGGTCAAGAATGAGCGTCTTGTTTCGCACCATCTCCTCGGATACGATGGGCAGAGTCTGTTCCGGGAGCGTGACAACCGTCTCTGTTTCCGAGCCCTCCTGTGTATATACGGCGTAAGGAAGAAGCTGTGTATATACGCCGCTGTTATCCTCGTCCTGTTCCAGCGAGGTGAGGTTTTTGCCGTATTCAATGACAACACCGGTCTTTTCACCGCGATGGGAATGGAACTTCACCGTAAAGTTATCCCATTCAAATTCACCGTGCCATTTAGAGAGCATGGACCCTTCTGTGCCACCCAGACAAGCACGGACGCTTTTAGGGGTTGTAACGGAAAACTCTTTTGCCTCTGAGTAGTCCGTCCAGCCCGTGAACCGACTGTCCCCGGCGAGAAGCTGATTCAAAAGCAGTGACGGAGAACGGCTTTCTGCATAGAACGGCATCACAGGGACATTGGCAAGGTCGTAGGAAATGTGCTGACCATATACCGTAACCACACCGTCCAGCGGCTTAGTGATTCGATAGATGCGAAACGCCTGCGGCTCTCCAGTATCGTTTGGCTTTGCCTTAATGATCCGTTCTTTTGCAATCAGCTTATAGTGCTGACCGGTAATGGGATATTTGAGTATGCATTCAAATACACCGTTTCGCTCCTCCGTGACCTCACAAGAAAGCGTATCGGTTAGCGCACCCAAGCCAAAGGTGGTGAAGCTGGTGCTGTTTGCCGGATACAGAACCGGAATCATAAGCAGCACCACCTTGGCTGAACGGTAACGGCAACGTCACCGGATACCGTCAAAACGGTTTCACCTGGCGGGAGCTGCGGAAAGCCTTCACCCGTCACCTTGTCATTCAGAAGCTGCGTGCCGAAGTAGAAATTCATCTGCTCACTGTCGCAGGTCACACCGGTTTCAATGCCTTTAAACTGCCATGAACGGTTATACCCTCCGTTTTGAAGCGTCAGCGTAAAGTCACCGTTCCCTGTAAGAGTGATGAGCGGCTTTGCGGGAAATGATTCCGGGTTAATCAGACTGCCGCCGCTTGCCACTGGTGTTTCAATAAGACCGTCCTTTTTATACCGGTACGGCTTGCAGTTGAAGGTAACCGTAAAGCAGCCGACTTTATTCAGCTGATCTTCAATATCCAGTGAGCCGCTGATAACGCCATACCGCAGATACAGCGAATCGTAGGAATCAGTAATCTCGTGATATCGGTCAGGCTCCGTATAGAGCCAGCCTTTTACCGCACGAAGCAGGTCGGATAAATCCTCGACTGTATTCCGTCTCACAAAAACGGTGTAGGTCACCTTCACATTGGCAAAGCGGTTATTGGAAACAATCAAATCACCGCTTCTACCGGGAATAGACTGAAAAGAGATGTCATATTCCGGTGCGGAAAAGATATTTTTGCTCTCAATATGCAGACCGAAATCAGCAGAACTAATCCCGTTATAGGTGAAAAAAGTCATGCAAATACCACTCCTTTCCGCATCGCAAATTGGCTGGCAGTTTCCATGACCTCATTGGTCAGCTGCCGGATGTCCTCCGTAGAGTAATTGTTAAAGTTTGTAATGTTGAGCACAAGGGAAAGCCCGGAGGCTGTGCCGCCGGGAATGCCGCCGACGGAAGAGCGGATATTGCCGCTCACATCAAAGTCCGTAGGCAGAGCGGTCTGCATATCGTGGGCAAGGTCGGTCATCACACCGTCGATATCTTTTGCCATGCCCTCTGCAGCTTTCACCGCCTCATCACCCTTGTCGTCGATGGAACTGGCAAGACCCTTCACCAGCATTTCACCAACCCAGGCCATTTCTTTGGAAGGCGAGTTAATACCGAAGAAGCTGCAGATACCATCCCAAATGCCTGAAATCCAGCCGGATACCTTGTCCCAAAGCCAGGAAGCAAGACCGGTAATACCGTCCCACAGACCTTTGACAATGTTGCCGCCGATCTCCACTATTTTGTACATAAGAGAACCGAACGCCTTTACAATCCCAGTGATGATTTGAGGTACGGCTTTCACGATCTCCACGATGATGGTGGGGAGATTTTCAATGAGTGAGACGAACAGCTGAACACCGGCCATAATGATCTTATCGATGTTCCCGATGACAGCGTTTACGATACCGGAGATAATCTGCGGGATTGCCTGCACGATGGTTGTGATGATTTGCGGCAATGCCTGGATCAAGGAAATCAGCAAATCAATGCCCGCCTGGATAATCAGCGGGATGGCATCCAAAACAGCGTTGATGATCCCGTCAATAATCTGGGGGATCGCTTCCACGATGGCGGTAATGATGTCCGGCAAAGCCGCCACCAAGGAGGTCAGCAGCTGTATCCCGGTTTCAATAATCTGCGGAATGGAATCCAGCAAAAAGGTCACAATGCCGTTGATGATTTCCGGCAGAGCCGCAATCAGCACGGGCAGTGCGTTCAAGATCCCCTGTGCCAATCCCGTGATCAGCTGAAGAGCTGCGTCCAGAATTAAGGGCAGGTTCTCAATCAAGGTCTGTACGATTTGAATGACCACCTGCACCAGGGTGGGAATTAGTGTGGGAAGTGCTGTTGCAATACCGGTCGCAAGGGTAGCAATCACCTGTGCAGCCGCCTGCAGAATTTGAGGGAGCAGCTCAATGAGGCTGTTTACCAGCTGCATAATGATGGACAAGGCTGCGGCAGCCAGTTCCGGCAGTGCTTCAGTGATTCCGGTAAGCAGGGTGGTAATAATGCTGATGCCGACCTCCAGAAGGACCGGGAGGCTGGCAAGCAGTGCCTCACCAAGCATAGGAAGAATGGTGGACAGTTTTTCCATCAAAACCTCCACCACACCGGAAACACCTTCCGCAAAGGTTTCTGCAGCCCCGGCGGTCCCGTTCAGAACTCCTTGCAGCCCTTCACCCATCAGAGAGACAAAGGGAAGCATGGCGGTAAGCACATCCGCCGCCATTGTTTTCAAGGTGGTCATAATGGGTTCTGCAATCGCGCCAAGCTGGGCATAGGCATCGGTAAGCAGAGCCTGCGCCCGCTGTGCGTCCATCACATCGCCATTAAGTTCTTTGTAATTCTCGGCGGCTTCCTGATACAGACCGTTTAAGGTATCGGTAATCAGTGCCGCCCGTTCTTGCTCGGCGTTGCAGCCGTCCAGGGCAGACTGGAAATCCTCTTCATTGACTCCCGCCCAATTGAGCGCGTCTGCCAGGACGCCCGTCAGCTGTCCGGTTTTCGCTGTTTCATTGGCGGCTTCGGTAAGACCCTCAATGGGCAGGCTATCTCCAAATGTAGCCCAGACACCGGCGGCTATGTCTGTCCACTGTGCCAGTTCTTCTTCGGTAGAGCACAGTTTCGCCAAATGGTTGACTGCCTCCACACTTCGGTCTTCTTCACCCAAAATGGAGTAAAATCCGGTGTAGGCTTCACCGGCCTGTTCAGCGGTAAATCCTGCGGTGAGGAAGGCAGCATCCAGCTTCGCCTGATCCTCCCGGTATTCACGGGTGGATTCGGCAAGGTCGAGGAAACTCTTTGTCAGCCCTACCAGCGCAGCTCCGGCAGCGGCAACGGCAGCACCGATGGTAACTGCCACACCCTTCATGACAGAGCCGACCTTTTCCAGTTTGCCGGAGGACTTGTCGGCATCATCTGCCGCACCTTTCACCTCATTACCGAAACCGTCCGCCTGTTTTCCGGCATCCTGAAATTCATCACCGGCTGCGTCAATGGCATCCTGATTCTGCTTTAGTTCCCGCTCCATGTCGTTAAGAGCGGCTTCGGCATTGTTCAGCTGAATCTGCCAGTTTTGTGTGCGGCGGTCATTTTCTCCAAAGGAAGCGGAAGCGTTGTCGAGAGCCGAACGAAGGGTTTCAATCTTCTGCTTCTGGGCTTCGATCTCTTTGTTCAGAACAGCGTTTCTTGCCGTGAGTGCCTGAACGGAGGAGTCATTTTTGTCGAACTGGGAGGAAACCAGCTTCATTTCAGATCCCAGAACCTTAAAGGACTGGTTGATTTCGGACAGAGCTTTTTTGAATTCCTTTTCACCCTCAAGTCCGATTTTCAGACCGAAATTATCCGCCAAATGACCACCTCCTCCTTAAATCCCATCCGGGATGATATCGTCAATAAAGTGCTCACACTTGGGCTTTGCTTGGCCGTTCCACTGCTTGTGGCACTCCCACAAATCCAAGAGCAAACCAAACGGCATCAGCCACACCTCATCCATGGAAAGATGCAGGTGAGCGATGCCGTAATAAAGAAGCCGGGTAAACAGTTCCTCGTCTGTTACCCGACTTGTGCGTTTTTTGTATCGGTCTCACTTTCGATGTTACGCTTGGTGCCCTTATACAGAGCCTCGGTGATGGCGGTTTTGTAGCCCGCCAAATCTGCAGGGGCAGTGAGAAGCTCCACCATTTCCTCGGTGAGCAGATCCTTGGGATTCTCCTTGTTTTTCAGGTTATACACAAGGATAGACTGGTTTGCCAGGAGGGTGATCAGCCACACGATTTCTCCGATCGCCATTTCAAAGTTCTCGGATTTCATCAGCTTTTCACCCAGGTTTTCAAGACCGCCATACCGTCCGGCGATTTCCTTTGTGGCTTTGGTAGTGAGCAGTAAAGTGTACTCCTCACCGCCAATCAGAATATTTGCTGAGCGTTCCTGTTCCATCTGTTAGTCCTCCTTAATCTGCTGCAGGCAGTGCCCCATAAGACGGCTCGTACACCTGCTTGTACCAGTTCGTGATGGTGTCGGTGGATACACCCTTGTCGCCCTCGGTGACCTCTGCCTTCCAGGGGTGCTTGCCCTGGGCGTCCACCTTGTTCCTGCGCAGAATCGTCCCCTCGATGGTGGGAGTGGAAAAGGTGATGCTGTCGCCCTTTGTGGTGAGGTTCGTAGCCGGGATTCCGAACTTCACTCGGTAAATCCAGAAGTAGCGATACTTGCCGTTGGATTTCTTTGCTCGGAAGCCAACCGCAACGGGAGCACCGCCATCCTCGCTGGTGGAAATCACGACACCATTTTCATCGATGACCGCACCCGTCAAATCCGATGCGGCAGTTGCACCGATATCGTCCACACCCAGGGAAAGGGTGCCGGATTTGAATTCCTTTACAATCTCCGCCGCTCCGTCATCCGCATACAGCGTAGCCTCCGCCAGTTCCACCGATAGTTCGGCGGTCATGGCTTTTGCCAGCTGTGCAGGGGTTTCGTAGGTTTCATCACCATTTTCACCCTCTGTGATTTTGGAGTAGAAGAGCTTATCAAGGCCAATCGTAGCCATAATCAATCCTCCATTTCGTAGTAATGGGCCACATCCACGTTGTAGTGGTGATAGCCGGTTTCCGTTTCATAACCGATATAGCTTCGGCCTGTTACGGTAAAGTCGTGAGAGAGCAGCAACTTCACAAGAGCGTTCTTCTCTTTGGTGTAGCTGCCCTTCGTGTATAGGGAAATACGCACCTCCTGGACATCAACACCCGGAGAATTGTCCGCATGGATATCGAAGGTATCGGAAAGCGGTACGAGTACCAGGTACCTGTCCGGTGCGGTATCAGAAAACACCCCGGTCTCCACCGGAATATCCAGCGTTTCAACCAAGTTTGTCAAATCAGATAGCAGGCTCACAGCTTATCCACCTCCTGTTGAAACTTCTGCTTCATGGCTGTCTCACAGGCAGCTTTTGATGCTGTTTTGGCTGGCTTCAAAAAAGGTTTAGCAGGCTGACCGTGTTTGCCGTATTCCAGAATGTTTGCGATCTTTGCATTGCTGTCTCCGTCACTTCTTGGCTCCGCAAGACCGACTTTTATGTTGTGGTTGCCGTCTTTGTCCATCCTGACAGAGGACAGCCCCAGGGAGCGTTCCAGTTCACCCGTGGAGCGGGAATCGTACTTTGTACCGGAACCGATAACTGAAGCGAGGTTGCTTTTTGTCTTTTCCAGAACGATTTCGCCGCCAGCTTCCAGAACTTTCTCACATATTTCATCACTCTTTTTTCCAAGGGAAGAGAGTTTGACGAGAAAGTCTTCCGGCATCATCATTTGTACCTTAGCCACCCTTTGCCACCACCTTTTTTGCCAACACCTCCGTGTACATTCCACGGCCCTTCACATCCTCAACGGAGATGATCTCAAAGCGGTCTCCGTCTGAAATGAGGATTTGATCCGTCTTAATCTCAACTCCGGGAATGCAGCGGAAGCGGAATAGGTCGGTTGCCTCAGAAAATGCGGCAAGATTTGCCCATCTTTGACTGCCATGCCGACCTTCCCGATACACACGGATAGAAGCGAGGACTTCGTCTACGGTAGTAGAGAAGCCCTCGCTGTCCTTTACATTTTTGGTGGCAATGAGTTCTGCAAAGCCATTCATTTTACCAAAACTCATAGCTGCCACCTCCGATCCAGCCGGAGCAGAAGGTTGACCGTGTTCCAGACCTGCTGCCCGGCCTGGACATTATCAGCAAAAAAGCCGCCAGTGCTGCCGTCCCTGGATTCATAGAAATGGGACGACAGCATGATGACAGCTTGTTCGGTGGTGGGCGGCATGGGGTTTGCCTGGTAGTAATCTTTCTCCAAATGCTGATAGCTTTCCGCATACGAAACAGCGGCGGTGATGTATGCTTTCAAAAGCTCATCGTCCGCCGCATGGGAAAGAATCAGATTCTGTTTTACCTTTTGGAGCAGTTCCTCCATGACCGCCGCCTCCTTATTAAGCACCCATTTTCAGCAGCTTGATGCCTTCTGCGAGAATCACCTTGCCGTCCACGCGCTCGGTAGCGATGAAGCCTACCTGGCCGTTTCCGGCATAGAGCTCGTTCAAGCGCTGAACCGTTCTGCCGGAGCGATCGGCGATCCAGTAGTTGTTGAAGTCACCAAAAGCAATGGTCAGCGCGCTGGCTTCAACGGTCGGCACATAGGGGCTGGTGTAAATCTCATAACCCAGCAGACGGTCCGGCTGTCCTGCCTGGACAGAGGGCTGCCACAGGTATGCGCCGTTTTGGTCCTTCAGCTTGCGGATCAGGGAAATGGTTGCATCGTTCATCAGGAACTTGGCGTTTCTGCGGTAGGGGGATTTCAGTGCGTAGACCAGTTCGATCAGATTATCCACTGTAATGGCGGTTGCACTCCCGGCAGTAACGCCGATCTCACCACCGCTTTCGGTAAAAATACCGGTAGGCTGACCGGTGCCGGTGCCGACGCAGAATGCCTGCTCCTCGGCAATACCAAAAGCACGGGCAAACTCCTGGGCAATGTAGGATTCCAGATCAAATGCGCTGTCCTGGAGCAGTTCGGTGCTGACCTTCACCAGGTCGGTGAGCTTGTAGGCGTCGATCTGCTTCTGGGCAAAGGTGGGATTGCTCTCCGTGTAGGCAGCGTTTTCCGCTGTCCACTGAGCCACAGAATGGGTTGCAGCAATGGGAATCTTGCGCTCAGCACTGGTAGTGATTACCTTCGCCAGAGAACGGATCACATTGGCTTCATCCAGTGCGGTGACAATCGTGGTCTCGAACTCCTCCGGTACAAGGTAGCCGCCGTCTGCGTCTACACCTGTACTGAGGACATTGTGAATAAGCTGCTTGCCGCGCAGATGCAGACCAAAGTCCTCACGGTATGCGTTGGAAGCTCTGCCGGGTTTATCCTTGGGAGCGTTCTGGGGCTTTTCGGTGAGGGGCTGACCCACGGGCTTTTTCAGTTCCGCTTCAATGGCATCCCTGCGTTCCATTCGGCGGATTTCATTGGTCAGGTCGTTCAGTTCCTTTTCCATGTTGTTGTAGGTGTTGTCGTCCTCGGCGGTGAGAACACCTTTTGCAGTGCGGTGGGTATCCAGGAATCCCTGCATGGTAGCCCACAGCTTGGCGCGCTTATCGCGCATTTCTACGATAGTCATATTAGAATTACCTCCGTTACATAAAGTTTTTGATTGCGTTCAGAGCCGCTTGGAGCTCGTCAACAGAGCGGCCCGTTACTTCCTGAACATCAGGTTTTTGAGGGATAGCGCATTTTGCTGCGATCTTATCCATCAGGGAGTTGATAACATTAGCTTTGGAATACAGCATGGAAACCGCAGGCGGCTCCACATCCTCGGAAGAATCGCTGCGGGTCATGATCTCATCAGCAAACCCAAGCTCCATGGCTTTTGTCGCGTCCATCCAGGTTTCGGAATCCATCAGGTGGGACAGCTTAGCGCGGGAAAGCCCCGTTTTGATTTCGTAGGCATTGATGATGGAGTCTTTTACGCTCCCCAGCATTTCAATGGCCTTCTGCATTTCTGCTGTGTCGCCCATAGCCACGGTCATGGGATTGTGGATCATGAGCATAGACACCGGAGACATGAGAACTTTAGTACCCGCCATAGCAATGACGGATGCAGCTGAAGCCGCAATGCCATCGATTTTCACGGTCACATTTCCCTTGTAGTCCATGAGCATATTGTAGATTTGGGCGGCAGCCACACAGTCACCGCCGGGAGAGTTGATCCAGACGGTAATATCACCGCTGCCGGACATCAGTTCGTCCTTAAATAGCTGAGGCGTAATGTCATCGTCAAACCAGCTTTCCTCGGCGATGGTGCCGTTGAGAAACAGCGTCCGTTCCTCCGTCGGCATCGGATTCTCCTGATTGGTCACCATTCTGTTCTTCCACTTCCAGAACTTCTTCATCGGCATTTTCCTCCTTTCCGTCATCGCTTGTTTCTGTATTTGCAAAAGCCCCAGCATCTTTGAGCGGGAGCATATTGCCGTTGATAAGGTACAGGTCGCCGCCTTCCTCGGCGGGAATGCGGTCGAGGTTTTCCAGTTCCCGGATATCGTTTGCAGACATCCAGCCGTTCTGCCGACCGATGGCGTACCCGTTCATGCGGCTTTGATAGTCACCGCGCAGCAGACCTTCCAAATTGAATTTGACAAAATACTGTACCTTTTCCTCCTGGGAAAGAAGAGTCCGCATAATGGATTGCTCCCAGCGGATCACCCAGGGGTCAAGGGTGTATTTCACAAACTCCAAAGACTGCTGCTCAATATTAGAAAAGCTCGACTTTTCCAGGTCACCCACCATATGGGGCGGCACTCGGAAAATTCGAGCAATCTCATTGATTTGAAATTTTCGTGTCTCTAAAAACTGCGCCTGCTCCGGGGAGATCCCAATCGGCGTGTACTTCATGCCTTCTTCCAAAACGGCAATCCGGTGGGCATTACTGGTGCCACCGTAGGTAGACTGCCAGCTTTCCCGGATTCGCTGCGGGTCCTTCAAAGTGCCTGGGTGTTCCAGGACACCGCCGGGAGCCGCTCCGTTTGCAAAGAACTTAGCACCGTATTCCTCGCAGGCAATCGCCATGCCGATGGCGTTCTTTGCCATAGCAATGGGTGAATAACCCACCAGCCCGTCAAAACCCAGACCTGGGATATGAAGAACATCGGCAGGACGAAGAATCACCGTGGATTGTTTGTCCCGGATAGCTTCGTCATTTCCGCGATTGTAGGAATAGTAAAGATGTCCGTTGGTATCGCGGTCTACAGTCATTTTGTTAGGCATCAGCGGATACAGAGCCACCACTTCGTTTTTGCCGTTTCGGATAATCTGGGCATAGGCGTTGCCCCACAGAAGCAGATGCGTCATGAGGGTTTCCCGGAACACAAAAGAACTCATCTCCGGGTTCGGTTCATCATGAAGCAGCAGGTACAGCGGATGGTCGATGGCTTTTTCCTTGCCACCGCCCTCCGTATATCGGTAGAGGTGAAGCGGAAGACCAGCCACCGCTTCTGCGAGAATGCGCACACAGGAATACACCGCCGTCATCTGCATGGCAGAGCGTTCCGTCACGGCTTTGCCGGAAGTTGTCCCGCCAAGGTAGAAACGGTAGCCGCTTCCTGCGGTGCTGTTTTGAGGCTTGTCGCGGGATTTGAATAAGCCGCTGAAAATACTCATGCATTATCACTCCTCTCAAATAAACAAAATGCCCCGGTCATCGTAGACCGAAGCACCGTTCTCGTTGCCGCATCGAATGGCTCTATCCAAAGCCATGATGGTGGCAACGGCACCGTCTATTTTTTCTGTCGATTTCGCTTTATCGGCTTTGATGTTTCCAGCCGGGTCAGTGCGGATGAAAATGTTATCCATCATCCAGCGGAGAACAGGATGACCACCGTGGGCAATTTTCTGCTCCAGCACCAGCTTCATCAGTTCCTTGGTAGGCGGAGACATATCCTTAAAGCCCTGTCCAAAGGGCACTACGGTAAAGCCCATCCCTTCAAGGTTTTGCACCATTTGAACAGCACCCCAGCGGTCAAAGGCAATCTCACGGATGTTGTACTGTTTGCCCAGTTCTTCGATGAACTTTTCAATGTAGCCATAATGAACCACATTGCCTTCCGTGGTTTGCAGATAGCCCTGCCTCTCCCAAAGGTCGTACATCACATGATCCCGGCGGACACGCAGGTCAATGTTATCCTCCGGTATCCAGAAAAACGGGAGTACCGAATACTTATCCGTCTCATCCTCTGGCGGGAACACCAGCACGAAAGCGGTGATATCCGTAGAGGAGGAAAGGTCGAGACCGCCGTAGCAAACCCGGCCTTCCAAACTTTCCGGGTCAACGGCAAATGAACAGGCATCCCATTTATCCATTGGCATCCAACGCACCGCCTGTTTGACCCACTGGTTCAGCCGAAGCTGTCGGAAGGAGTTCTCTTCGCCGGGGTTCTGCTTCGCAGATTCGCAGGCGGCTTTGACCTTATCAATCCCCACTGTGATACCGAGAGAGGGATTGGCTTTCTTCCAAACTTTCGGATCTGTCCAATCCTCATTTTCTGCGGCTCCGTAGATCACCGGATAGAATGTGGGGTCATGTTTGCGTCCTTCAATAATGTCCAGTGCCTTTTGGTGTGTTTCATAACAAATACTCTGGGTGTTTGTCCCGGCTGTGGTGATCAGAAAGTAAAGCGGCTGCATTCTGGCATCACCGGAGCCTTTGGTCATAACATCAAACAACTTCCGATTGGGCTGGGTATGCAGCTCATCGAAAATAACGCCATGGGTGTTGAAGCCGTGCTTGTTTGCCACATCTGCCGACAGTACCTGGTAGAAGCTGTTGGTTGGAAGGTAGGTCAGCCGTTTTTGCGACTCCTGTATTTTGACCCGCTTTGCAAGGGCGGGACAGAGCCGAACCATATCCACCGCCACATCAAAAACGATTTTTGCCTGGTTGCGGTCAGCAGCACAGCCATATACTTCGGCGCGTTCCTCTCCGTCACCACAGGTGAGAAGCAAAGCCACAGCCGCCGCAAGTTCTGATTTGCCTTGTTTCTTCGGAATCTCGATGTAAGCCGTGTTGAACTGACGATATCCGTTTGGTTTAATGGTTCCGAACACATCCCGGATAATCTGCTCCTGCCAATCAATCAGTTCAAATGGCTTACCTGCCCAGGTGCCTTTGGTGTGGCAGAGACATTCAATAAAGCCCACCGCATAATCAGCAGCAGATTGGTCGTAGTGAGAATCCTTTGCCATGAATGCGGTGGGTTTATACTTTTTCAGCTTTCTGATATGCGGTCACCTCCTAAAAAAGAGCATAAAAAAACAGCCCTTATCGGCTGTAACGAGGAACAGAGCCTCTCGGCTCAGTCCCTGATTGGTGTATTTGTTTTACTGTTGCATCGCCCAGGCAATGGCGTGTCCATTGTCGAGGAAAGTTTCATCCGAAATGCTGACCAGCTTGATTTCGCCTTCGCAGGTGTGGTCCTCGGTGGTGAAGCGGTAGGCTGCACCGTAGTAGCACCGTCCGTTGGGATCGTAGAAATACCCGGCGACAAGGATTCGGTCGTCAAAGGTTAACAGGGTACCCCGGTCGTTCATCAACCTCACTTCCAGCATTTCCGGGGTGGTGGCTTCCGGCAGGCGGTAGGATGCGGCCTTCTGAGCAGTAGTTTTCTTCATGTTCGTGTCCTCCAATTCGGTGGTGTTTTCCCTTTCGGTGTGTACATATTCGCTCTAAAAGCGAATAATAGCAAGTCAATTCGGAGGAATATACTGCACAAACATGGCGCTTGGATATTGTGTGCTTTACGGCTTTATTCCGACCGCTGGTAGCGGTGGATGGTCTGGATTATGGCGTCCTGCTCCTCTGGTGAAACACCAATGCTGTCCAGTGCCTCCCGTGTGCCGCAATCCGGGCAGATGAGGCTCTCGTTGTCCAGCCTGGAAAGAGCAGGTGCTTCCGTGAATGGCTTGCCACAGCGGGGGCAGATTGACAACCGCGTCACATTACTCTTCATAGTGTTTCACCCTTTCCTTACTGTACTGATAGGCTTCCAGCAAGCGGTCTGTCGGGAAGCCAAAGAATCGGTAACCCTGTGCACAAACACTCAGGTAGGAATCTGAAGGGATGCCGAACTGCCGATCCTCGTGCATGATGTAAACAAAAACCCGGCGTTTCCGAATCCTTCCCGTGCGGATTCCTTTGATATCAAGCTTTAGCTCCGTCTTGTAATAGAATGTCGGGTATCCTTCGTACCGATCGAGAGCCAACTCGTCCTCGGCGGTAACCTCCCACACCGCAACGGGTACTTTGCAGCCCTGTTCCGGTTCCACCGTCAGATAGGAGCCGGTCTTGCTCCCTTTAAACATAAGCCGAAAATCCTGCAATTCCGAAGTTCCAATAATCCTTGCCCCAGGGCAGCGCCAACGCATTTGATTTACATTGAGGTTGCTTCCGTAAGCGATGTAGTATCTTTTTTCCATAGTCATTACCATCCTTTCCGAAGTTGCCTTCTACCACCGAAAGCCCGCCTCAGCGGGTTCGGGGGCCTCTTGGCTGCGTCCTTCAAGCAGCTGCTCTGCCGTTTCTGAAGGCCGCGTCACCGAAAAGGCGGCGGGTCAGAATGTCCCGTGCGGTTTCAAACTCCTCACCGATGAAGCCCAAGCGGAGGAGCCAAGTGCGCATGGCGTATTTGGGGTTCTCGGTCTGCTGGGGCTTGGGGCTTGCGGTTCGCACCGTCTTTGCCATCTGGCTGAGGGCCAGGCAAAGCTGGATGTAGCTTTTAAGCTGCCCTGCGTGAAGGCCGTTCTGTTTACCGTTTGCGGGTTCATCGAACTGGAAAAGCCGGAACTCAACCGTGCCTTTGGTGAAGGTGGCGTGGAGGTTGAGCATATGGTAGCGGCTGTCATTGTAGTGCTGGCTTCTGCCGTAGTTGGCATTCTGGCTTGTGTACCAAACATCCGCAAGTTGCGCCATAGTGCGGGGCTTTCTGCGGTTGAGATGGTCCAGGAACCGCTGGTCAACCGTGCGGCAGTAGCGGTGCATCCGCCCCCGGTCGAGGTCCAGGGCACTTGCCAGAAGCATCTCGTGACTGGCCATGATGTTGGCCAGGTTGCGGAGGGTCTGCGGGGTGTGACCCTTGGCACCAATGTGGATGTGAACCCCGCAGCCTCTGGAGGCGTCGCTCTTGGCTCCTGCCTTGCGAAGGCGGCGGATCAGCTCCTGCAGGGTTTCCATGTCGGCGTAAGTCAGGATCGGGGTGACCAGTTCGCATTTCTCGTTGTCGGGTCCCGCGATGCTGACGTCTCGCTGGAATTTCCATTCCCGACCCTCGGCATCCCAAGCCGACCAGGTGTAGTAGCCGTTGCGGCCTGCGGTGTTTTCAAAGCGCCCGGTGCCAAAGAACTCGGCTGCCAGTCTGGCGGCTTTGTCTCGGCTGATGCTGTTCATCTCAACCTCGACTCCGATGGTCTGGTTTTTCATCTCTGCGATCTGCCTTGCTGTTTTCTCGTTCATGGTGATTCCTCCGTTTTCGTTTGGTGTGTTTTCCCTTTCGGTGTACACATATTCGCTCTAAAAGAGGATAATAGCAAGTCCATTTCCGATAATATACTACACAAAGAAAACCGCAGGATATTGTGTAGTTTACAGCCCATTTCCACTATCCGATATTGGTTTAAGAGAGCCGTTTTCCTCCTCATCGAATATAGCGAGAGCGAGTCGGAAGCCTGTACGCAGTCCATCGATAAAGTATTCTTCAGCAGTCATGCCCGCGATAGTTGCTTGTAGACAAATCATTTTATTAAGGACTGAGCTTGCTTCCTGATCCAGCGTGGACCTGAGTTTTTCTTCTTCATCGACCAAACCGGCAGCAGCCTTTCCATACTCCGAATTACGGTCAAACTGCTTTTCATTAGGATTGATGTTTCCATAAAATAAGTCTTTCAGAATATTATTCAACATAGCGGTCACCCACTTTCTTCACAACATCCTCTTCGTAAACCACGTTCAATCTACATCCGTTGTCCCATCGCATGAGAAGGGAACCGGTATCATCCACTCCAATGATGGTTCCCTTTGTGCCGGTAGGCGGTGCCTGGGGATCGTCCATCTGCACCAGCTCCACACGAGTGCCGGTCGGATACTCTCTGCGGATGCGTTCCACGATTGTCTTACTCGGAAACCGCATAGTCAGCACCTCCGTTCTTGAATGCTGAGGACCCGGAGAGGTTCTTCAGCAGAATCTTTCTCTCTGCCTTGTACTCGCTGCCGATAAAGCCAAGCCGCAGGAGAAAGCAGCGGAATGCGTATTTCTCGTTCTCCACCGGCTTTTCGGTTACAGTCACCCGCTTGGCGTTTTTGCTCATCTCGCAGAGCGCGGAAATGAAGTGGGTATAGGCTTTGACTTCATTGCCATCAGGCAGCTCCGGGAACCAGGGGAAGATTACCCGGTCTTCCTGAATCTCGATGGGCAGAGCATTTACACCGAACGCCTTTTTGATCAGGCTGCCCTTGGCGTCCAGCAGCTTGGTGAGGTTACCCACCGCCACCTTGTCCAGCGGGATCTCCACGGTAAGCCCCACGGATTCGTTCTGTGGCGCCGTGTCGGCAGCTTCGGATTCATCCTCGGAGGGCTGTTCCTCGCCGTCCTGCGCCTCGCATTCAAAGCCTGCTGCTGCGATGGCCTCCAGAACCTTTTCAACTTCATCACTGTAAACACGGTCGTCAAACAGGAGCGTCCCGTCCTTAGTGACCGTGAAATAGTCGATCTCATAATTGCAGGTGGGCATGAATTTGTATTCCGCCCTGGCATCCGTGGTATCCGAGATGACCTTGACCAGTTCCTTGCGCTTTGCGCCAGTCACATTGTATCTGATTTCCATGTGCGAAAACCTCCTTTGTTTTTGGTAGTCACATATTCGCTCTGAACCCCTGAAATAGCAAGCGATTTCCGCACATTTGCTGTAGAATAGCTGCCGGATCATTCGCTGGATAACTGTGCATAGTACACGATGCCGGAAAACGTCAGTTTATTCTATTCCATCCGTGACCTCCTCATAGCTGTATGTCTTACCGTCCCGGAGGACGTTCACGCCATCCGCAGAGCCGACCTGCTCAATGTAGCGGTTCACGATTACATCGCAGAACTTTTCGTCCAGTTCAATAGTGCGGCAAATACGATCGGTTTGCTCACAGGTAATCAGCGTAGAACCGGAGCCGCCGAAGGGGTCAAGGACGATGGCGTTGGCCATGCTGGAATTCCCAATGGGATAAGCCAGCAGCGGGATCGGCTTCATGGTGGGATGGTCGCCGTTCTTCTTAGGCTTGTCGAACTCCCAGATAGTAGTTTCCTTTCTGCCCGTATACCACTGGTGCTTGCCGTTTTTCTTCCAACCGTATAGCACAGGCTCGTGCTGCCACTGATAGGGAGAGCGTCCCAGCACAAGGGATTGCTTTTTCCAGATACAGCAGCCGGACAAATAAAAACCCGCATCGGCAAACGCCCTGCGGAAATTGAGTCCCTCAGTATCGGCATGGAACACATAGATGGATGCGTCTGCCGCCATGACCGATTCCATGTTTTTGAACGCAGCAAGCAGAAACTCGTAAAATTTCTCGCCTGCCATGTTGTCGTTCTTGATCTTGCCTGCCGAGCCTTCATAGTTGACGTTGTAAGGCGGGTCGGTAATCACCAGGTTTGCCTTGACTCCATCCATGAGCGTGGTGTATGTCTCCGCATTCGTGGAGTCCCCACATACCAGACGGTGCCTGCCCAGTGTCCACACATCACCAGCCCTGGTGAATGTGGGCTTTTGCAGTTCGGCTTCCACATCGAAGTCATCTTCCTTGGCTTCTACCGCAGGAAAAAGAGCTGCCAGTTCCTTGTCATCAAAACCAGTCAGCCCTAAGTCATAGCCCATTTCTTCCAAAGCCTCCAACTCCACACGCAGGAGGTCTTCATCCCATCCGGCATCCAGTGCCATGCGGTTATCTGCAAGGATATATGCTTTCTTCTGGGCTTCGGTGAGATGGTCGACAAAAACACACGGCACCTCGGTGATACCTTCCTCGCGGGCGGCGGCGATTCTTCCGTGGCCTGCAATGATATTGTACTCACGGTCAATGATGACAGGATTGACAAAGCCAAATTCCCGAATGGAGGAGCGCAGTTTGTTGATCTGTTCCTTGGAGTGTGTCCGGGCGTTGTTCTGATAGGGAATCAGCTGGGCAACAGATATCAGCTGCATTTCACTGGTGGTCTTGCTCATCAGAACAACCCCCATTCTGCGAACTTCTCAAAGCCGCCCACAGAGCGGATATAGTCACGGGCAATCTCCACGATCTGGGTGTATGGAATATCGTCCACCATCTCGTCCCCAATGGCGCAGGCAAGCTGTACCGGGTATCCGGTTTCCTGGGCTTTGAGGAAGGCATAGATATTAACGGATACATCCGCTTTGGATAGGTCTTTCCCATGAAGCCCGCCGCCGGTTACCGAGTCAGCCATGTCAGAACCCAACTTACGGTTGGTGGCTCCTGTATCCACATCAGTGCCGCCGGTCCAATCACCCAGAGGATTGATCTCCGCGCCGGGATACATTGTATCAATTTCACTTCCTGGAGCGTTGCTCTGGCAGATGATTAAGCGGATGCCGTCCAGGATGTATTTCCCGTCTGAGGGATATTGCTTATAGATACGGCGTGCAATCGCAGAAAGTTCCTTTTGCTCCTGGGTGAGGGGCATTCCTTTAAAAATACCGTTGTCCCCACAGCGAATGCCGTCCGCCTGGTTGTTTACAAGGTGCTGATCCTGTTTTGTGATATAGAGGTCGATCAAAACCTCACCGGCGATTCGCACGATGGCTTTAGCAATTTCCTCTTTGTCGAGGGCAGTAGTCGTCTCAATGATCGCATGGCAAACGCCGTGTCCAATCAGAACTTCAACTGCGATTTTCGGATTTTCCTCTGCGGCATACGCCAGGTCTACGATCGCACCGGCAATGCGGTCAGCCACCTTGTCCGGGTGCGAAGGATTTACTTTTTCAATCATACGATTATCCTTTCCGCGCCGTCAGAAGGCGCTCCATCAAATCGTCTTGCGGGTTTGCTCCTGTGTACTCAGTGGAGCAGTTCTCCTTGACGATCTGGTATATTTCGTTCCAGAGCCGGTTGGCCTGGTTCATATAGTTGATGCCGATATTGATAAACGGAGACGGGATCGGCTTGCCCGTTGTGGGGTGCTTGGACAGGTAACCCAGCGTAGAGGTCATTTCCTCACACTGGATCCACCGAGCGGCACACATGGCGTATCGCTCCAAAAGCTGCGGAGATACTACAGCCGTGCAGCCGATGGATTTGAGCCATTCCCAGGTTTCTTCATAGATTTCCTTTGCCTGCAGCTGACCACCGTCGCGCTGGGTAGCGGACAGAAAGTCGTGAGGCTTTGGCATATCCACTCCATTTACATCCGGGATATCCAGAACCTTCAAGGCTCTGCCGCCGGGGTTACCCGTTTCCACCTTTTCGTTGAGTGGCTTCTTTTTCCGTCCTGCGCCCGGTCTGGCTCCGCCGCGACCGCCGATGTTATTGGATTTTGTTGGCACTTTTTCACCGTCCTTTCTGCGCCGGGGTAAATCACCCTTTTGATTTCGCCATTTTCGCACACGAAGCCCCAGGCCGCTGCCCGCATACAGGACCCGCAGAGATTTTGACCGCCCTACCGGTCGCCAAGGTCGTGGTGGATCTTGGCGTGGCAGGAACGGCAAAGGCTCATCAGGTTGTCTCTTGCATGAGTGCCGCCCCGAGAGATGGGAACGATGTGGTGTACCTCATCCACAGGAGTCATCCGACCCTCCTTCAGACACATCTCGCAGAGAGGATGCGCCGCAGCGTAGCGGTCACGGATTCGCTTCCAGGCTCTGCCGTATTTCTTATTTATGTCCGGGGCTCGTTCGTACTTGTTGTACTGCCTGCGGGCGACTGCTTCGTGCTCCTTGCAGTACTGTCCATCCGTGAGGTTAGGACAGCCGGGGTAGGAACAGGGACGCTTTGGCTTTCTTGGCATCGCTTCACCTCCTTGGGGCATAAGAAAAGCCCTGCGGGAGAGGGCGCTCCCACAAGGCCTTCGTAGGTTTTACTTTGTCCATCATAATACTATCATAAGAAGCGACTCTCAATCTCGCTCATTTACTCTCATGATGGTGGCAACACAGGAAAGGGCCGTATCATGCATCCGATAAATGTGCTGTATACTGTAATGCATCTCCACCGCAATCTTCTCCCACGAGAGGAAGCACAGGTATCGCTTCTCCAGCAGGGTTTGCAGCTCGACATCCGAAACGGCCTGTATCGTAGCCATGATTTCTTTCTTCAGCTCCACCAGATCTTCAACATCATGTTTCAGACTTTCCTCAACCTCGATAATCTTCAAAACAGCCCGTTCTACTTTGGAGCTGCCGCGATTCGGGTTTCTCGGCATGTCGCTATAAACGGCGGTACAGGATGTTGCCAGTTCGTTTAAAGACTCGATTTGCTGGAGCTTGGATTTAATCCGCATATCCAGCGTCCGGGCCTGTGACAGATATTCTTTAGCGGTCATTTCGCTTCTCCTTCCGTAGCTCTTTAATGAGGAATTCCGGATCGACTTTTGACAGGACACCGAACCAGCCGGAGCGGAAGAAACGCTCGATTTCCTGAAGCTCCCGCTCGTCGTCGCTTAGCCGGTAATCCTTGACCGCTTGTAGAATGATGGCGTTTGCCAGATTCTCGTATGGTTTCAAAGTCGCACCTCCGAATTTGGAATCACTCGGATTGGCGAAGATTGTCGTTTTTTGTCTTTAGATTTTCAGATTTGCCTTAACCGCAGCGATAAGTGCCGACTGCGTTTTATCCTTGGCCTTCAGAGCCCGGAGTATTTGCTCGTCAATGGTGCCATCCGTTACGATATGTTGGACGATTACGGTTTCCTCGGTCTGCCCTTGCCGCCAGAGCCTTGCTATCGTCTGGGAATAGAGCTCCAAGGACCATGTGAGGCCGAACCAGACGATGGTGTTGCCGCCGGTCTGAAGATTGAGGCCATGTCCGGCAGAAGCCGGGTGAATCAGAGCTACCGGGATTTCGCTGTTGTTCCATCTGCGGATACTGTCAGCCTTGTCCAGCTTGGAAAACGGAATATGCCGCTCATGCAGTCGTTCCATGATTCGCTCCAGATCGTGTTGATACCAATAGACCACCAGAAGAGGCTTGCCATTGGCCGATTCGATAATGTCCTCCAGAGCGTCCAGCTTTTGCTTGTGAATGGGGACCGTATTCCCGCCATCGTCGTAAATGGCACCATTGGCCATCTGAGAGAGCTTGCCGGAGAGGGCTGCAGCATTGGCAGCAGATATTTCCCCATCGGGCAGGTCCAGAATGAACTGCTTTTTCATCTCGTCGTAGGCGTCCTGCTCGTCGGGACTGAGATAGACCTTGTATTCGCTGGATATGAGTTCCGGCATCTTCAGGTGGTCCGTGGATTTCATCGAAATGGTGATATCCGAGATTTTCCGGTATATGGCTTGCTCGGCACCAGGTTTCGGGCGGTAACTGTAAACGATCTGGCCGTTCATGGCATCCGGCACGAAATACTCCTGCCGATAATAGGTAATGAACCGACCGAGGCGTTTTCCCATGTCGATGACCTTGAACTCTGCCCACAGATCCATCAGTCCGTTGCTGGCCGGAGTGCCGGTGAGCCCAACGACACGCTTGATTCTGGGCCGTACCTGCATCAGAGCCTTGAATCGTTTTGACTGGTGGTTTTTGAAGGAAGAAAGCTCGTCTATCACGACCATGTCGTAATCAAACGGGAGCTTGCTTTTCTCAATGAGCCATTGGACGTTCTCCCGGTTGATAATGTAGATATCGGCTTTCTTCGTCAGGGCTGCTTTTCGCTCGGCCTCGCTTCCAACCGCCACCGAATAAGTCAGGTGGTGAAGCTGGTCCCACTTTTGAAGCTCTGCGCTCCAAGTGTCACGGGCTACTCGAAGCGGCGCAATAACCAGTACTTTGTGAACCTCGAAGCTGTCGAACAGCAGGTCCGCAATAGCGGTCAGTGTGATGCTCGTTTTCCCAAGGCCCATGTCCAGCAGCACGGCAGCGAGGGGATGGTCTTCGATATAGTTGATTGCGTACCTCTGGTACTCATGCGGTTCGTATTTCATCAAGTATCCCTCCAATCTGCTCAGGGGCATCAAGGACATATACCTTGAAGCCCAGCCGCCGCAGTAATCCGTGTCTGGCTACCTGCAAAGGTCTCGGTTCCTTGCCCGGTGCCTTGACCTCCACGAAGCCGATCTTGCCTCCGGGCAGCAGCACCAGTCGATCCGGCATCCCGTCAAATCCGGGACTCACCAGTTTCGGTGCGATGCCGCCGCTGTTTTTCACGGCCATGACTAAGTGTTGTTCTATGATTTTCTCTCGCATAATGTTCCTCCATCAGGAATTAGAGTGGGTGGTGACGGTCGATGACGGGTAATTCCGTAACTTTTCTTAGGTCTTGTTTTTTAGTGCTCTAAGAATAGTTTCTGTAAAGACTGTCATCGACCGTCACCCTTGGTTCAATCAAGGAAGTCCGACTTAAGCTGCAGGCCAAAAAGCAGCCGTGCAGATTTACTTCTTTTCCTTTCAAAACCGGCGCATTCCAGCGCAGTGTAGAAATCAGTCGTGCTGCGGATATAGTCGCCCACCTGCATGCAATAGCTGCGGTATGCGTTGTAGACGTCTCCGGATTTAGCGGAATAGGAGCTGTCAGTCTCACAGCATTCATCAAGGAACTGCGAGAGCCAGTCGTTATTGTCCTTGTACTTCTGGATTGCAGCTTCCACCACGGCTGGCTTTACGATGTGATAATCCTTTTCGATCACACGCTTGGCACCGGTCATGATCCATTTCAGGATTGCACCGCCAGCTTTGTTGAAAAGGTAATCGGCATAGTTCTTGATGTCAGAGGAGCCTTCAATCTTGGCGTTAAAGGGAATGACAATCAGCCTACGCCATGTTCCGGCATCAATTGCACCGACCTTCGGCAGATGGTTCGTGTAAAGCACAAGGGTGTGGCTCGGCACAAAACTGAACGGGTCCTTGTACTTTTTCTCCGCATAGATCTCGTCCGTTGAACAGAGCTGTTTGACGTTGGATGTGTTCAGGCGCATGCCTTCCTCCAGCTCGGCGGCAATGATTATCCGTTTACCTTTGGCTTCAGCCAGCTCCGGCTTTACATTCCGCTTGCATCCGACAGTCAGAGTGTCTGCGGACATGTTGCCGCTATAGGTACCCATCACACGGGAAAGCGTATTCCAGAAGGTGGATTTTCCGTTGCGGCCTTCACCGTAGGCAATGATCAGGCCCTCGACACAGACCTTCCCGATAGCGGAAAGGCCAGCGATCTCCTGAACATAATCGATGAGCTCGTTGTCACCGCAGAAGAAGGTCTCCAAAGCGTCCTGCCAGATATCCATACCATCATCGGACGGGTCAACCGTGGTCTGCTTGGTGATGAATTCCGCAGGAGTGTGCTCATGAGCGGAAGGAAGGCCAATACGAAGGTCGTAAGTAGCTGACGGGGTGTTGAGCAGAAATTCGTCTGCGTCAAGCTGCCGCTGGTCAATCTCAACCATCGGATGTGCTTCCTTTAAGGCAGCGGTGATGTATTTGGAATCTCTGCGCTTGATGGCATAGTTGCGGTAGGTCGTGGCGTTCTCGTACTTTTGGAAAGAACGAGCCTGTTCCGAGCTGAAAGCCATAGCCGCTTTCTTTGGACCCATCGATGCCAGCAGCTCCCATGCGCCGTTTTTCATCATTTCGTCGGTTGCCTTCTTGATCTCGGTTTCGGCCTCCTCAAGCTGGCGAGTGGTGAGCTCCTGCGCTACGGCCTGAGCCTTGGGCTTGGATTCCTCCCAGAACCGACCGTTGTAGACCAGAAAATCAGTCGAGGGTGAATAGCGGAGCTTTCCCTCATATTCTCTTGCCAGCACCGTGGCCTGTCCGACGTCGGAATAGTCGGATGGCTTGAGCTGAAGGGCCTGATTGTATTGCTCCGGAGGAATGTATCCTTCCTGTGCAGCGACCTTCCCATAGAACCGCTGTGCGCTGCGCCAGATGCTATCGAGCTCCGACTGCTCCAAAGGCGGCTGACAGCAAGCGGCCACTTCCGCAAAATGCTTATGTGCCTCATCGGTATTGCCGAAGCGTTTCAGGATGCGTCCAGCATAATGGGACAGCGTGGCGTTGCGGCTGCCTTCGGGAATGACGATGTCGCCATAGCTGCCGGAGTCCATGTTGGCGTCAAAATCGTCGTCAGTAAGGAAGGTAGTAAGCGTCATCGGGCCGTCGAAGATCTCGACCTCCGGCTCCTTTGTCCCGAAGAAGAACCGAGCGGCATCGAGTGCCTTGGTGTCGAAGTACGGGAAGATGCTGTTGACCAGCTTTTTCATCTCGCTGTACTGGCCGGGTTCGATGACTCGATCAATAGCGAAGAAGACGTGGAACTTCGGCCTTGCAGCTTTGACACCTTTGGCTTTCATGTGATTGCGGCTGTAATGAACCGCAAAGGAAACACCGGGGAAAGCTGTAGCGACGTCTGAAGGATAGACCCATTCTTCCGGATCGTCGCTGTGGTCGTTATCACAATCGACCGGCAAGCAGTCGGAGCCGATGAAATTGTCGTTGCTGCGGTAGTTGCCCTGATACTCAGCACAAACATAATCGTGCTTTACAGCTTCGATGAGGCTGTCCTTCCCGGTGACCTCGACCTTATGAGGGTAGGTACAGTTTTCAGGCACCTCCAGACAGTTGGAGCGGTATAAAGTGAATCTCATCTTGTTACCTCCTCGCAGGTCTCGCTGAAGTAGCGGATTCGGTGTCCCTTCCAAGTCGCTCTCTTGATCTCGGCCTCCATGCCCTCGGAGATCCGGTCACCGAAGACCCACATTTCGGCGCATTTACTCAGGATGGCATTCCCAAAAAACAGACCCAGCTCACGCTCCTTGGGCTTGTTGTCGTCAAGGAACTGCGGAAACAGCAGGTGCGGTGCGATGGGAATGTATCCGGCCTCTACCGCAAAACGGCTGTAGCGTCTGGCGGCAGCGGTGTTGCGTTCGACATCTCCGGCATACGGACTGCAGATATACACGATGGGCCTGAATGCCCGGAGAGCTTTTTCTTCTTTTTCAATGGCACAGAAGGCTCCGAATGCTGTGGGATCGGCATAACCTTCTGCGTTTTTGTATTCGGCCATGATAGGCACCTCCAATCTAAAGTTCTCACTACCCACTGGAGGGGTTAGTGGTATTTGAACGAATCAGAATCAGTCTTTTTTATAAAACATGGTCTCGTAGCCATCGGCACGGAGCTTGAGCCCGTTTGCCCACGGCGGGGTCCGGCCCATCTGCTCACAGAGAACCTTCAGGTCGACGCCGGGTCTGGCTTCGATGACCAGCTCGTCGTGAATGTGCATGGTAATGAAGCAGTGCGACATGGTCCGCATGGCGTAGCAGAGAATGTCACGGGAGGTGGCTTGGACGATGTTCTCCACGAGCTTCGGTCCGTAGGTCTCCAGCCGCTCCCATTTCTTTGTGCCGCCGATACCCTCGTAGGTGATACACTCGCTGCCGAACTGATTTGTACCGAGCTTAGGCTTTACATAGGAAAGGCGTCTGCCGGACAGGAGCGTAATGAAGAGCATCCCGCTTTGGTAGCAGAACTTGACTCCGCAGACCTCGCCGTCCATGTGATACTTCACGGCATTCATAGCTGCCCGGTCGATGTCCCACCAGAACCTCACAATGTTTTGGTTCGAGTTGCGCCAAGCAGTGACCAGCGGCTGAAGCTCGTCTTCCGAAAGGCCCATCTCCAAGGCTCCCATCGCTTTGAGAGCTCCGACAGAGCCGCCATAGCCGAGGGCAAGTTCAGCGATTTTGCCTTTTTGCCGCAGGTGGCCGTTCACGCCGTGCTTTTCAACAGGGACCTTGAACATCTGCGATGCGGAAGCGCAGTAGATGTCGCCGCCTTTTTCAAAGACCTCCTGACGCCAGATTTCACCGGCAAACCACGCCAGCACTCTGGCCTCGATTGCCGAGAAGTCGGAGACGATGAACTTGTATCCCGGCTTCGGCACAAAGGCGGTGCGGATCAGTTGGGAGAGCGTATCCGGCACATCTTCGTAGAGAAGTTCCACGCCTTCAAAGTCGCCGCAGCGGACAAGCCCACGAGCCTCTGCCAGATCCGGAAGATGGTTCTGGGGTAGGTTCTGCATCTGTATAATGCGTCCAGCCCAACGACCGGTCCTGTTGGCACCGTAGAACTGAAACATTCCACGAGCACGACCATCGGCGCAGACTGCCTTTTCCATCGCCTGATACTTTTTGACAGACGATTTGGCCAGCTGCTGCCGGAGAAGGAGAACCTTCTGCAGCTCTGCCGGAGCGGTCTTGAGCATTTCAGCGACTTCCTTCTTGCCGAGAGAATCCACCTCCAGACCGTTGTCCGAAAGCCACTGTTTCATCTGCTGCACGGAGTTGGGATTGTCCAAAGCGGTCAGCTTCTTCATGGCAGCAGTGAGATCCGCACGGGAGCGGGTGTCCATAGCGATGGCTTGATGCACCAGCTCCATATCAAGGGCGACGCCTCTGTCGTTGATTTCCTGATCGAGGTGGTATTGCTCCCAGACTGTTTCCGGCACAGGGAACTTGGCGAGCTTTTCCTGAATGGACATCTCGACCTCGACATCACGGATGTTGTACCGTTTGAAGGCGTCCCACTTGTCGGGAGCGTTTTCCGGCAGGTTGCGGGTTCGACCGCCATTGCTCTTTGTCGGCGCACAGGGCTGGCAGAAATACTTGATGAGCTCTTTGCCTTCGGTCAGCTTCTGCTTTCCGAGGCCCAGGACAGCACCGACGCCTTCCAGCGACAGCGGCAAGCCCATGTAAGCGGACCAGATCATGGTGCATTTCCATGAGGTCGGATCGAGGTAATTACCTACGGTGTCTTCCGGGATGCTGTAGTAGGCGTTATCAAAACCGCCGTGATCCCGGAGCCAGCGGGAAAGGCATATCCTCTCAAACTGAGCGTTGAAGGCCCACTTCGTCACATCATCGTTTGTCAGCGCAGCGATGACCTCCGGCGGGATTGTCTCACCAGAGGCAAGATCGACCACCTGCACGGGGTTGCCGTCTGCGGAATATCCGAAGAGAAGAATGTCGAAATCTGTCGCCTCGGTATATTTGTAGACGCCACACTTGGCAAGGTCCACGCTGCTGTAGGTTTCAATATCAATACTGAGTGTTTTCATATACATCGGTCCTTTCCGTAGCCTGAAAGGGTGGCAGGATTGCTCCTACCACCCACAGACCGGACATTACTTCTGTTCGAGCTCCTTCATTCGGGCCTCGTGGTACTCGACTTCACGAATGGCACGTTCTCGTTCAAGCTGCTGACGCTCGGCTTCCCATTTGGCGTTGCGAGCTTCACGCTCAGTCTCAAGAGCAGCATTACGCTTCTCACGCTTGCGGTCGTCGATGGTGTCGATGATGGACCTGACGATCCAGAACACAGCCAGAACCAGATAGAGGGACAGAAGCAGGATGCAAAGAATCGTAGTAGCGTTCATGGTGCGTACCTCCTTAAGACAGGAAATCTTCATCCGCATCGGTGGAGAAGTCAGACGCTGCGCTGGACTTGCCGCCGAGGGGTTCGCCGTCACGGATCTTCTGCAGGTTGTTCAGCCCACAGGCGATGCCCTTGTTGCCGTTGGAGTTGAAAGCGTAGAAGTTGATGCTGGCACGACCGTACACGCCGGAGTAAACCTCGGAGCGGGTCAGGATCGGATTGCAGTCGGCGTCCACAATGCCGGGAGCCGTGGCGGAGTTGGCGTTGATGAAGTAGCTGCCAGCGTAAGCCGGATCATCCGGACGCTCGGTGTCGCCGTCACGAAGAGGCGTCTTGATAGCAGTGAGGGGCGGTACGGTGCGACCGTTGCCTTTGAGCTTGGCCTGACCTTCCTCATAGGCCGCCTGAATCGCTGCCTTGATCTTCTGAACGGTCACGGTGTCAGTCTTCGGAATGATGAGACTGACGCTGAACTTCGGGGTGCCGCCGTTGATGGACTTCGCTTCCCAGACATTGGCGTAGGACCAACGGGTGTCCTTGCCGGTGATAACTTTCATGGGGTTTGCGAGTTTAGTAGAATTTGACATATTAGTTGTCCTCCTTGAAATCATCGATAATCGTTGTCATTGCCGGTCTCTTATCGCTGTCCGGCACCAGCGTGGGTTTTCCTTGAGGCTTGGTGATCAGGTCTCCAAGAATGCCGTTGAACTGTTTCTTTCCGAGAAGCGAGGTCATGGCGGTGACGCCGAGAATCTTGTGTTCGTAGGGGTCGTACCCGGCAGCTGTTACGGCTGCGATGACGGCATTCTCGTCTGTGTACTTGCGGTTGGAGCGGCCCTCGACCAGTTTGTAGCCGGACCACTGTTTACCACTGATGGCTGCCTGAAGCGCATAGTCCTTGATGTCGGAGGCCCAAGCGATCAGCTCGTCAATGCGACCGAGGATTTCTTCGACCTCTTCATCTGTAAGCAGAGGCGGCTGCCTGAACTCGAACTTGGCAAGCTCCATGTTGGCGTTGGCTCTTTCACGGCAGTCGGCTTTTGCCTTGCAGAACTGGCACCATTCGCCGCAGTGGTATTCGCCGTCTCCGTTGAAGGCAAGCTCTGCGGTAGGGGTCAGAACCCGATCGGCCCACTCGTAGAGTTCCTCCTTCGGAATAGTGAAAGTGCTGACGTTGGAGCGTCTGGGCTGGTAGATGGTCATGCTGACGGTGTCGATGTCGTAGATGCAGTCGAACAGCTCCAGCGCACCGAGAGCGTACAGCTTCATCTGCGGGTTGTCGTCAGCCTCGACCAGAACGCCTCTGCCGTGCTTGTAGTCCACGATGTGCAGCGTCCCGTCTGCAATGATGACGCAGTCGCCGGTGCCGAAGCCCTCCTCGACGTACTTGGAGTAGTCGAGCCGCTGTTCGATCAGGACCACAGGGTCCGGGCAGGCCTTCTTGGCCTCCTCGACCAGCTCCATTACAAAGGACACATACCCGTTGGCACATTCCTCCATTTCGGAATTGTACCAAGTAAGGTCCTCGGTCGGGTCCCTTGCTTCCATACCGAGAGCCGTCCGGAGCTTGAACTCACAGAGAGCGTGGGCGTCGGTACCTTCGGTTGCGAAATCGCTGCCTTTGTCGTCGTAGCCTTCACAGAGCCTTGCCGAAGGTGGGCAGTTGAGCCACCTGTGCGAAGACGATGCAGAGAGAAGTGCGTGCTTAGGCATTTCCGAGCACCTCCGCATCCGCCACCAGAGCCTTGTAGCTTGCCGGGTCAACCTCGGAGAGCTTCTTGGCACCGTACTTCAGGAGAAGGTCACGGATCTGAGCGGTGAAGCCATCACGGGACTTTTCTGCCAGAATCGCTCTGACCTCTTCGAGGGTGAGTGCCTTTTCCGGTTCCGGAGCAGGGGCCGCTTCCTCGGTGCCGCTGAATGCGCCGGTCAGCCAGTTGGCGATGTCGTTAATAGAAGATGCAATATCCCGCAACTCCCTGATGGTCGCTTCCATTTCGCTCATTTTGCTCATCACGTTTTCCTCCTTCCTGAGATTGGCTTGTCTGGTTCAGCTGGATCAGCTTCCTCGCCAGACGTCTTGACACTACGCTGATTGCCGTAAGCACTCCGATGAGCTCTTCATCGGTGACGGCCTTGTTGGATCTGGACTCACTCATTGGCGGTTCCTCCTTTCTGAGGTCCTATGTTGTTTTGCTGTCCTCAGTACCCACTGGAGGGAAACCGGTGTTTTGAACGAAAAAATCTGAAAAAATTTTTGACCGCCGCAGAATTGCTTCCACGGCGGCCTTTGCTGGGTATTAGATGAAGTCCTTCAGGGCTTCACGTAGGATGGAAAACACCTTGTTCTTCTGGTAGTTGATGGTCGACTGGCGTTTGCCCATGTCGGCAGCGATTTCACGCTCCGTCTTGCCCTGCATGATAAGCTCGCAGATGCGTCTGCCGTCCGGGTCAAGGCGGTTTAGCTCGGCGTATAGAGTGTCGAGCAGCTCCTTATCCATAAGGATGGACTCCGCAGACGGTGCGTCGTCAACCAGCGTGTCGCCAAGGGTAAGCTCGTCTTCCTCGCCGCCGATAGGCGTATCGATGGAAACCTTCTTACCGGCAGCGTAGAACGGGCAGCCGGGGCAAACACCGTCGCATTTCCAAAGCTGGGCCTTGGTGCAGCGGCACTCGCCGTTCTTCTGGGCATGGTAGCGAGTGTTCCAGATGGGCTGGTAGTATGCCCTGTAAACTTCCTCGCTGACCTCGATAGGGGTCCCGTCGACCGGGATAAAGTACTTCTTGTCGTTGTTTTGCATGAAAATTTCCTCCGTTCGATTTGCTTGGAACGGAGGAAACCTTCATAGTCAGCTGCAAATGGGTATAGAAATCCAACCACAGTCCCAACGGAGATTTCTCCGTTCCGGTCTGCAGCTTCCTTATCCAGTAGGCAGCTGTTCGTATTAACTTGTCCCATCAGGCGGTACTGGATCGTCCGGGGCCAGTGGACGTACCGCTTGTGGGTGTGAGCTTTCACTCACAGGTACTATTTTATTGAGATTCCGGATTTTCACGAGGAAGTGGGACTTCCGGTTCAAGTGGCCGAAAAAGCCTGAAAAATAGGCAAAAAAAGAAGGCCCTCATGTCTTGAAAGACATAAGAGCCTTGATAAATCAGGGTTTTATACCGGAAGTGCGACTTCCGAATTATTTTTCAGGAACAGTCAATTTGTTCCCGTTTTTGGGTAGTTGCTGCGGGATACCGGCATCTTGTAGCTTTGCATTCCACATTAAGATGTTCTCCATGTGGTGATTATCGATCAGATACCGGTAAATGAGGTATTCCTCATTGGCGGCCATGATATTGTACCCGCCCTTGTTAATCAGATCGTATGAGAAGGATGGGTGCAAGTTCAAGCCGATACAGAGGGCAAGCACACTTTGCAGGGTGGGTTTGGCGTCTTTTTTATTACGGTAGTCCTGAATCATTCGGGAGCTGATGCCGGTGCGTTCTTCCATCTTCTCGTTGGTGTAACCACGACGTTTTACATGATAATCGAGGGTGCCGCAGAAGGACGAAGGGACCTCTGCAAGGATATCAGATACCCGCTTTGCCTCCGCTGCGATTGCAGCCATTTCACGGGCACGTTTCTGGACATCTTCGTTTTTACCTTCTTTGGGATTGAACTTTGCCTCTACGAAGCTCTTTGAATCTGCATCCCGGCAGAGGAAACAGATCCGGTAGAAGGAGTCATCATAGTGGCTGCTGACTCTTGTTGTGCGGTCAAATACCAAGCAGCATTCGTCAACATGAGCCAGAGCATATTCTGTGAGTTCAGCCTGCTCATTCTGGACGACAACGTACTTCGGATCGTTGATGACCATCATGCCGCCAGCGTGAATAAACCGGCCAGCTTTGAAATCTTCTGCAAGGCCCTGATTGAACAAAGATTCGATAATGGCGTTGTTCCTGTCGATAATGAAGGTCTGATCCTTTTTCAGCGAGCCCTTGGCGAAGGAGAACGGTGGGTAATATTGCCCGTCTACATAGTTGAATACACCGGCGGCCTGATCAAAGCCCAGCTCAATGGCTCGGATCTTTGCGGCCATCGTGGAAACCTTGAAGAAATCGGCAAACTCACTGATAGCAAGCTGCATGATAGATGCTTTGCTATCTGAGGGGAATGCACGACTAAGCGTGTAGAGAAGTTCACTTAATTTTGCACGGCCTGTCTTTGCAGGGATCAGGATTTTCGGAGCGATGGCATTAGCCTGCCACTCCATCCATGCCAGTTCCTCGCTTAAACCACCGGCTCCTTTTTTATACTCCTCAACGACAGCACAGGAAATAGATGTGAGTTCAGGGTTGATAAGTTTCTGAAGCTCAAAGAACTTATAGTGCTTGTCCCAATGGACGCACTCGTGAATGATGGTGTTGTTCACAGAGCCGATATTACGCATAAAGAATACATCCGGATCAACCAGAATTGTTCCTTCCTCAATGTCAGCAGACACAACATTTCTGTCCCGGTCGTAAATATCGACAGTCGCATTGTTGAAATAGGTCCGGCCAAAAACGCCGTCAGGAAGAGGAGCGTGATGAACGGTAAGACACATCGCTTCCAACACTTCCTTGATTGGCAGCGGCATGGGCGTTTCTAATGCTTTCGGGCAGTACTTTTTCAGGAATTTTTCAGCATGAGCATCAAGGTCCTTTGAGTACACATATGGGATCAAATACTGAGACAGAGCGTCTTCTTTACTGAAGCGTTCCTTGCTGTATTCACCCACAGATGTGATAGTAACCATATTGAGGCCACAGCGGAGGATACCTGTAAAAGAGATGGAAAACCACGGATAGACGATGTCTTCTTCGTAGTCACGTCTGGAGTGACCTTTTACGATAACATCCGCTTGCACAGCAGCTCTAAAAAGGATACGGTCGTCTTCCGTCTCCTTAAAAGAAACTCCCATTACATGAATATCATCGAGCTCAGTATAGCTCGGATCAGGAACAAGGCTGGTGTGTAAATTCAGCCCTCCACGATTCTGGAATATGTATGACTTGAGCCGCTTGAACATCAAGTCATAATACTGATCTTCCAGATATGCCGCAAAAGATTTATCCTTACGTGCCAGAAGAAATCCCTCCTTTGTCTTACAGCGCAAACATCGCCATGATTTCCTTCACCATGCGATCCGTCCGAGCTTTGATGATATCTACCGTCCATTCATCCTTATCACAGACGTCATCGTTTAGATTGAGGCCGTTACGATAACCGATGTACTGACCGTTATTATCTTTGCGTTCCTTCTTTTCATTGAAGGCCTTATTGCTCAACGTACTATTGTATCCGGTGATCGTGAGGTTGCCGAAAGTGTGAACATAGAGCGACTGATATTCCTTCGCTTTTTCACGGTCGCCTCCAGCAATCATATCCACCCAGCTGTCTGGAATATTCGGTCCTTGCGGGAAGATGTGTTCGATAGACCAAACGTACTGATTGCTGTTCGTTTTCCTCCAGAGGTCCTGCACGTTTTCACGGGTCATACCACGCTTTGCCATCATGCAGAGGATGAAACGGGTAGCACCGCTGTTATCATCGTACACAGGACCACGAAGTTTCTCTTCAAAGAACTCATCGGAAGCGGAAACGGAAATAAGGGTATCTCGCATATTAGTGTAAATGTCTGCACCACGGTACTCATTTTGTTCGGTGGCCTCGATAAACGACATAAAGATACGGGTCAAATCACGAGTAGGCGGAGTGTCGGTCAAATTACGACGGATGAAGAAGTTGACCAGCAGCTTGCAGATTTTTACTACATCCTCGTCAGTTACGCCAAGCGACTCCTGATGCTTAATCAAGTACATAATGAACAGATAGGACGGAGCACCTTGAACACGCTGCAGATCCAGATAGCTTTCACGCTGTTCGTCGGAAAGGGTATCCGTCTTGTTCAAAATGATACCGGCATAGATTGCTGCATTTTCAGTCAACTCGTCCAGAGCGGCAACAGGGTCCTTGGTGATGATCTTTTCATAGATGTCCAGCATGGTAGACCGGGTTGCAATAGTGCCGAGAGGATACTGACGGTCGCCTTTGAGGAATGGAGCATTGAGCTTCTTCCTGAAGGCATTGTAATTCTGTCTGAAGAAACGTTCTTGATCAGAGTATTCATTACCGAGGTCAGAAAGGATTTCAGTCCAGCGAGAGAAATAGTAGTCAATATCACCGTCGCCATTGACATCCAACCGGGCCAGAAGCAGGTTCTTGATAAGATCGACTGATGTCAGCGGAGTGCCCCTGTTGTTCAGAGACTCGAAAAGGGTGTATGCATCAGCATGATTCGACACCTCGATCATGACGAGAATTGCAGAATTCACCTTATCGAGGATTCGGAACATGGCGAGCACCTTGTCGGATGCATCATCCAGAACGGCATTGATACGCTTTTTGAAATAGTTGTATGCTTTTTCGATTCTCCGTAGTCCGGCGAACTTGGGCATGGGCCGCTTCGGGATAATACCGATTTTTGCGAGGAGGCCCATGAAATCGTCACGGTTGCTGCCTTGGATCTGCTGGACGACACGAATATCGGACTGCGTTTTCTTCAGCACCAGTTTGCGCTTGAGCTGAAGAATATCCGACTGCTGGTCCTCATCCAGAAGATCTTTATATGAATTCAGGGTGGTATAGAGTGCAGCAAGGAACAGACTGAGCGTAGTCAGTCGCTGCTGGCCATCAACAACCTCAAACTTCGGTGCGTTAATCGTATCCGTGGCCGAGTTGATACAAATGATCGAGCCGAGGAAATATCCATCATCGTTTTCAGTGAGGTCGTCAAACAGGGCCTCCCATTCTCTGGAGCCCCAAGTGTACTCACGCTGATACTTCGGAATTTCGAAGATTACCTTTGAATCCGGGTCGAACACCTGCGATACCGGATACTTGTTTACGTTGATGTTGTTAATATTCATGCACTAAACCATCCTTTCACCTTGGTTTCGTTTTCTATTCAAAGCCTCATCGCTTGTGAGGCGTTATATTTTGATTTATCGCTCTGCCGGACAAAGTCTGCAAATTGTTCCTGAAGCTCAATTGGAGGTAGGGCTATGCGATACTCGCTCAGGTATGTGATAGGAACTCGTCGTTGTCCACCCGTACCAGTCATTACCTTTTCAGCATCGGAGCGGAATTTCGGAAACATCGTGATAATGTATAGCCAGTATGGATCGCTGGTACCCTTAATGGGTCTGAGCACATGAAACTCTGTAGATCCAAAGCCGGCTCCATTTTTCAGCCCTTTCGCAACTCCACCTTTGCCATTCTCCATACATGGCGTTATTTTTGCAAAGAGTACGTCGTTTTCAGCAAAGTATGTGAAACCCTTGCAGACTTCCGAGTATGGTCTCTCTATGGAGGCGTCGATACGTCCATCTTCACTGACTGAAGGCATCGCCACGAACGAGTAATCGATATCTGGCTTCATGACTCTCGGTCGCCGTGGGTTAAGTTCGCAGCATTCTCCCAATGTTGTTAGTCCCCATTCATATGGGTCCGTTCCGGGCTTACCAAACATCTCGATAAATTGAGATTTGAACAGCTCAGAACGGCAAATTTTGATTTATCGCTCTGACGGACGAAGGCTGCAAACTGCTCCTGAAGGTCCAAAGATGGAACCGGGAGAATAACCTGTCCGAGATTCTTTCGACTGATGCGTTTACGGGTACTTCCTGTTACGGAGGTACCAATTTGAGAAGCGTACAGTGGTGTGAGCGTATATGCTACGAAGAATTCAGGGAGCACGGTTTGGTTTAAACGAACAATGCTGCAATCTACAGCGGTGATAGTTCTACCTATACCTTCTGGTATAATACAGGCTCTGCCAACAGGGTCTGGGAGCCTCGAAATCAGGATATCATTAGGTAAAACCTCTGTACAATGCAAGCGGTCAAATGTGGGTTCGTCAATAAACCTTGCACGTTCTCCTTTGTCTAAATATACTCCGTTTCCAACATTGCCGGTCTGAATAAGGCGAATACCATCATCAGACTGGTCTTTGCTTTCAATCCAATCACCATCGGCAAACAAAGTACATACGTTTTCGATGGTGGAGCACATGGTTTCGTCCTTTATCAAAGCTGCAAACTGCTCCATAAATTGAGAATTGCAAACAAAACAGCATCTGTATATTACTATTCTTCGTGATATGTTTGCGTCAAGGTTCGATCTTTCAGCGTAACTTCAATCTTCGAGATTATTTTCGCAGGGTCTAAATCTTTGTGATCACTTGTTAGTTGTCCTTTTTCAGGTTTGATAAAATACTGTACTTTATCACCGGTACCAACATAGCTAACATAAAGTACAACAATCGTATCGCCATCTTTATCTGTCTTGATGTTTGTAGTAAGGCGATAATCAGGAGTTGGTTTAGCTTTTTCTTTTATTTCTGGTATGTACCAGTCATCCAAACGGATGAGTGTTGCATCCTTGAAAATTTCACGATTCAGAACTCTTAAGCAACGGGAAATAAGAGCTTTGGAGCTCCCAATCTCGATTTGGTTCCTGCATTTCGGACAGGTCAAAACAGCACTATCGAAGCTATGGTCATATTCCAGTTCAATCTCAGGATGTTTAGTACAATGAAAATGTATACCTTCCTGATTGCAGAAATAGTGGTCGTGGAAATTCACTTCCTTTGTGTGAAAGTTGGTACAATCTCCGTGATCAGTATTGTATTCATCGAAAAGTGAACATTTTCTGAAAGATATTTCATCATCCAGCCTATAAATGATTTTATTACTCATAACGGTACTCCTTAAAAAGTGTTATCCGATATATTTTCTGTGTGACTCTTTTACGTTGTTCTGGTTCACCATAGCGTATTGGAGCGTGGTATCAATGCTCTGGTGGCCGAGAAGCTGCTGCACCTGCTCAATTGGCATGCCTTTGTCGATAGCCATTGTAGCAAGCGTCCGTCGGAACTTGTGCGGATGTACCTTATGAAAACTCAGCTCACGACCAATTTTGCGGAGCCTGATTTCCACACCACTGATTTGAAGCCGGTCAAACGGTTTCAGCAGGGATACGAACAGTGCTTCATTGCCGTCTGTGCGTTCGCCAAGATAGCGTTGCAAGTGGATTTTTGTCCGGGCGTCAAAGTAGACCTTGCGTTGCTTATTTCCTTTACCGAACACGATGCATTCCCGATTTTCAAAATCCACATCACTGCGATTGAGCTTTACGAGCTCACCGACTCGGATGCCGGTTGAGGCCAGAAGATCAATCATGGCCAGATCTCGTGCGTTGTCGCAGTGATCACGCATTAGCTCTAGCGATTCATCTGAGTAGGTTTCTTTGACCGTTTTACCGGTCTTCACCTTGTGGATTCTCCTGACAGGGCTCTTGACGATATAGTCTTCGTCTTCGAGCCATGCGAAGAAAGAGGAGAGAATGCGTCTCACATTATCGAGGGTGACTTTGCTCACGGTTCCTCGTCGCTGGTATGTATCGAGGTAGGAGCGAAGATCCTCGGTTGTTATCTGGCATTCCGGCTTGCCGATGCTCTCCAGCATGTTCCGGATTGTAGATTCGTAGTAACGGAGGGATTTTTCCGAGCATCCCTCGACACGCTTTGCGGCAATAAATACCGGTAGCATGTCGCTCTTTTCGTTTTTGCTCTCGGTTGTGGCTGATTGTAACGGCAGCAGATGCTTTGCCAGCACTTCCGAAAGCAGTTTCATTTGGTTCTCATCCAGAATTCCGAGCAAATCGTTCCGGATATTTGCTATTATGTGGTCGATCATGATGGTTTCCTCCTTTTCGTTATCCTCCGTTTCCGGTGTTCCCACGAGCCGGAGGAAACTTCATGACCTTGTTTCTTAGCCGAGATTTTCGGCTATAATGCGTTTGTAGGTTGCGGTCAGCTCAGAGAGCGCCTGTTCCAGTTCAAATTTTGATTTATCGCTCTGCCGGACAAAGTCTGCAAATTGTTTCTGTGTCTCCATTTTAGGGAGAAGTATTTGCAAATCTCCGTATTCTTGAGCGTTGATATTAGGTTGGGCAACTACCCTTTGAGCTGATCTTACAAAATCCCAATAATAATCGGATTTTGTGAAATGATACAGGTAGTCAGGATTAATTAGAGTAGGATTTGGTATTAGCCTGATTAGAAAGCCTGCATAAATTGCTCGACCGTAGCTTTCTCTGTACCTGCAAGTTTTTCCTACAGTAGCGCCTGTTCTCGCAAATAAGATGTCACCGTCGTGTAATAAATACTTATCATCAGCTTTGGCAGCGGATTTTATATCGCTACCCAATGTTCCGTTATCGGAAATATCCGTTATTCTAATATATCGAGTTGTGCCGTCATATTCAGAAGCAGATGACACCGAACCGTAAGATAAGGGACCAACTGCGACTTCTTTCAATGTAGTGACAGGATACCCATGCACGTTATTGAAAGGGTCGCCGAACTGCTCCATAAATTGAGACTTAACGAGCTCGTCCGTTGCAGAAATCAGCTTTTTATAGGATTCCATCGTGTCATTGATAGACCATAATACTGCAGCCAGCTTGCGCTGTGTTTCCAGATCCGGCAGGTCGAACTCCAAAATTTTAAGGTCACGCCAGTTGATCGTCGGAGAAAGAGAACCTACGGAGATTTTGATTGCAGCGTCCAGAAAATAATCCGAGCTGATAAATAGCGGGAAGAAATTCGGGTCGATGACTTCTACATTAGGACGCAGCACCATACCGTGTGCAGAGAAGATACCATCAAAAGGTGCGATGGCTACTTTCTTCTGATAGGCACGACGTTTGCCAAACAGTACATCGCCTTTGCGCATCACGAGCTTTTCGCCGATAGGAGCGACATCGGAGCCGAAGCGAGTAACCTTCAAGCTGCCGGAATCGAGGTGCTCCAGTCCGAGGTATGTGAAGCGGTCTTCTTCGACCGGCTTTTTCTTTTCTGTGCAGTTAATTGCAATCTGTTCAAATCGATATTTCGCCATTATGCGCACCTCCTTAAAAGAGTGGCATGAACGGAGAAATCCTTGTGGGATGCGGGCCCGATAAATTGAGATTTCACCAGCTCATCCGTCGCTGCGATCAATTTCTGATAGGATTTTTTCGTGGCGTCCATAGCCCACAGGAGCTCGGCAAGCTCACGCTGTTTGTCCATATCAGGCAATTCAAACTCATAGCTTTTCAGATGCTCCCACTTAACACGGGGGGAGAGGGACCCAGCAGACTTACCAACGGCGAAGTCAAACAGATCATCATTCTGAATAATGAAGGGCAGAAGCTCTGGAAGAATGCGATCCGGGATAGCTTCTATTACCGTGATATCGCCGGAACAGATGCCGTCGAACGGCGCAACGGCTGCCTTTTTGAGATAGGCTCTGCGTCGACCGAACAGAACATTACCCTTGCGGAACATCTTTGTGAAGGTGTTATCGCTGCCCTCATCCCAAGCAGTGAGCGTCACTTCTTCCGGAATCAGATGCTCAAGTCCGACAATGGGATATCCGTCTTTGCTGCCTTTACAGGTTTCCTTGTGTTCAATGGCGACATCGCCCAATTTCACTTTACTCATTGTCTCCGGCCCCCTTTCCCAGCATGGCATTCAGTTTCTCATAGCTCAGCTTCATCATTTCCGAGGCGGCTCTCCAGCTGTCATAGTGCTCCTGAACCGTGCGAGTGTCGATTTCTTCCTCGTTCACTTCCGGTTTGACATACAGCGGAATGCTGAGTGAAAAGTTATTATCGGCAATATCCTGAATAGTTGCGATCTTAGCAAAGTCGCCATCATCGCAGTAATTTTTATACGCAGTTGCGATCCGCTGAATATGACGGTCCTCCAGGTAGCTCTGCGCGTTCTTCCGCTCGACTTCGTTAACAGCATTAATGAAGAGGATTTGCCCACGGCGCTCCGGTCGTTTTGTCATTCGGCAGATCATGATGCAGGCTTCCATCGGAGAGTTATAGAATAGGTTCGGCCCAAGACCGATAACGCATTCTACTCTGTCGCTGCGGACAAGTTTCTCGCGCATTGCGCTTTCCTCATTACGGAAAAGGACTCCGTGCGGGAACAGAATAGCACATCGACCGGTATCCTCTTTGAGGCTTGCAATAATGTGCTGGAGAAAAGCATAGTCGGCACGGCCCTGTGGAGGAACTCCTAAGAAGTTACGTCCGTATTTATCGCTCTCAAAAGCGGCTCGATCCCACTGGCTAATGGAATAAGGTGGATTTGCAAGGCAGAGGTCAAATTGCTGCAACTTGCCGTTTTCAATGAAAGCGGGAGAAGCAAGTGTGTCGCCGTTGACGATGCTAAAGTCCTTAACACCATGCAAGAACAAGTTCATTTTGCCGATAGCTGATGTCAGAGCATTGATTTCCTGCCCATAGACCGCCACATTGCGCCATTCCTTACCTTGCTCCTTTAAGTACGCTATAGCGGAGATGAGCATGCCGGCACTTCCGCAGGTTGGATCGTATATGGACTCACCAGATTCTGGCTTCAGCATTTCGGTCATCAGGTGGACAACGGTACGGTTAGTATAGAACTCCTGCGCTGTATGGCCGCTGTCATCTGCGAATTTCTTAATTAGGTACTCATATCCCTGACCGAGCTCGTCCTCAGGGCAGTTGGCAATAGACAGTGTTTTCGTGCTGAAGTGCTCCAACAGGTCTTTCAAAAGCCTGTCGGGGAGGCGATTCTTATTTGTCCAAGCTCCATCACCGAAGATGCCCTGCAGCTTATCAGAGTTCGCATTTTCAACCTTCCTGAACGCCTCAACGATAGCAACGCCCACATTTTCAGAAACGGCGCGGACGTCATTCCAGTGATAGCCCTTCGGAACAATGAAGGTATGGATCTCGTCCTCATCAAATTCGGATGCATCATCACCGTACTCTTCGACAGCCTTAGCTGTTTCTTCATCATACACATCGCAGATGCGCTTGAAAAAGAGAAGCGGGAAAATATACTGCTTGTAGGCACCGGCATCAATGTTGGTTCTGAGCAGAACCGCAGAGTTCCAGAGGTAGGACTGCAGTTCCTCGATAGTTATTCTCTTACTCACTGATGTAGCCTCCTTTCAGCAGCAGTTCTCTCATCCGGGTTTCGGCCTCGATCATCTCGTCATAGGCCTCGAAGTACTGTCTGCGGATTTCTTCCGGAGGAACTGTTTCTTGTTCCTTCTTTTCGATATAGTTGTTGATTGCCAGAGAATAGTCCTTTTCTCGAATGTCAGCAATCGTGACGATCTTGACC